TTCTGCTCGGCATTCTCTCCAGGGTTGGCGTTTAATGCGCGGTCGTCCAATTCGGCGAGCCGTTTACGTTCGAGACGTGCAAGCAGTTGGGCGGCGTGCTTCTGTGCCAAGTTTCCGAACTGCAGGGGCTTCGCTAAGAGTTCGCGGGCGGCGTTGGCCTTGGCTTCCTTGCGCTGGGTTGCTAAGCGTGCATGGAGTTCGGCAGTGGCTTTCTTGTGGCACCCAGTACAAAGCGTCCGTAGGTTTTCAAGGGTGCATTCGCCGCCGCCTTCAACAACTGGGTTGATATGGTCTGCCTGCCACAAGTGGCCAGTGCCGCGTCCGTGGATATTCTGCCGGTTTCCGTTACGCGCCGCGATTAGTTTTGTGTCGAGCCCGCAGTTCGCGCAAACGCCTTTGTCGCGTTCCCAGACTGCCTGCCGCATTATTCCGGGGCTTGTTTTGTGGCTCCACTCCTCTGAACATTTTGCGCAACAGTTGTAGGCTCGTCCTTTCGGCAACGGGCCTTTGCAGTTATAGCAAAGCTTCTCTCCGTTTGGACCTAAGGGTCTTGGTTGAGAACGGACTCCGAGAGTTCTACGTTTGGTACTCATCCTTTCTCTCCGTTTTTATGTTGGGGCTTTTCTCGGCTGTCAGCGAGGGTCAGTAGCTCTTCGCGTGCGCCCTCTGAAGCCGGGCTGGAATCGCGCGGGTCTGTGCCTTTGACGTGATGCAGGCAGCCGTGTTCATCCGCGTGCCATTGGCGGTGGTCGTTTATGGATTGCTTCCAGCGCATCGCCGCAAATAAGTCGAAGCCGAGGCACTCTGAGGCCATCAATAGGCAAATCCCTACGTCCGCGGCTTCTTCTCGTGCGTGCTCAAAATCGCCATGCTCAACGGCGTCCAGTAGCTCCTTGAGTTCTTCGGCGATGCGTTTTGTCGCGCTAAGTGCTGTAGCTTTCCCGCCGTTACGGTAGAACCAATTGACAACCGCAATCTGCTCCGCACTCCTAGTTTTCATTCGTCGCACCATTCCCTGTCATAGGTTGCATGATCCACCCAGCCCTTTTCCGTAATGAATCCCCAGTCACGTTCGCGGCGGAAACGAAACACCAGCGTCCATGCTGGCTTGTCGATTTCAACCCAGTGCCGCCAGGTTGCGGGTCGGTACAAGATACTGAATCGGTGACGGCGTATGCGGGCAATGTACGGTAGCAAGTCGTCGTTTCGTCGGAGGTGCCATGCTCCACAACCACACCAACCGGCCTCGTGATTTTTTGGAATGTGTTCCCAGTAGCCACCACCGATTAAGAATGTGATGAAAGTCCAGGGATGGTCATGGACATGGCGGTCGTTGTCTGAGCGTAGAAAGTGGTGGAGGTAGATGCCGAGGTATTTGGACCGGAACAGGAAATACCGGATGAGCATCGGGCCAGCTTCCGGCCTGCATGTGTCGTCGATCACACGATGTGGCCAGATCATGCCCCATCCTCATTTGCGCGAACGCTAGGTGCTGCTGACCGTAACTTAGCGTTCAGAAGAGCGCCAACGTATAAAGAAACTACTGCTTTTTGGTACTTGACAGGTCTGCGGGATGTGTTAATCTGTAGGAGCATTTAGGTTTGGTCGCCTTTCTGCAATGGGTTGGTTTATCGTGGCGTTCGAGAGTGGAACCTCGGACGCCACAGTTGTTTACGGACCTCTCGCTACCTCGGAGTGTCGAATCTTCACGGCGTTTTCACTTCGTTAGGGAGATTCGCTGGTAGTTTCACAGGGTTTCAGTCTACTCCAAAACTTCACTTCTGAAAAGGCCCTATTTCGTACTGCGGTGTTTTTCTTCGTAAAATAGTACCTTGTTCCTATTGGCTTTGTCTGTTGTTCGCCTTTATCCTCGGTCTTATGAACTTCCACTTTTTTAGTCGTTGGCGCTCTTCTCGGCTTTGGCTCGTAACTAGAGCCTCACAGACGTTCGCGCAAATGAGGCTCTGGTTTGTATGCCTCTCATTGCTCTTAGTGATTGGTTGTCAAACCGCATCGAGAAGCAAATGGATGTGGCTTGATCACGCTCGGGTCATAGATTGCTGGGACGGGAATGGCGACAACGAAGGGGATATCTGGATTATTCGAGATGGGCATCACGATCCAGAGCGGATACGATGGGTGCATTTATGGCCGCGTCCAGCATGCGGCACATGGGCGAAAGCTAAATACTGGGACATCACCTTCAACGTCTTCGACGACGGACTTCTGGTGGTCAATGTGCGGCCATCAATGGAACAGGGGCCGAGATAAACATGTTCAATCACTCAGAGTTTCTGATCGGTATGATCTTGGCCTATTCGTGTTTGAACGAGATTGAATCTGCCTGTCTGATGCCGTTCGCGCATGGCGAGGGATGGTTTGAGCGGAAGATCCGCGATGAATTACGGCTGCTCGACCGGGCGTTGGTTCGCGCGTTTCAGGTGGAGGCAAATCGTGAGCAAGAAATTGATCGGTAAAGCTGAAGCTCTGGCCGCAACGCGACCGCCCAAAAGAGAACCAAAGCATTGGCCGAAACCTCCGCGTGATCCGTGGAGCGTCCCTTGGCTGTTTGAGATCAAAGCTCGGCTGGCTGAGACTGTGCCGGATCGTGAAGCTCTGGTGTATGATCTGTGTTTCATTCTGTACCGTTGGATGGCATTTCCAACCGACACGTTCACCAGTTCTGGACACACAATCACGCCTGAAACTCTTGCGATGGTGGGGCCACAACTGCGGAAGGTACTGGAGCGTATTGTGGACTTCTACCCGAACGGATTCAGGCCTGAGACAACCACTAAACGCTGGGAAACCAGAGTGGCTAGAGCATGGACTAAAGCTGAACGGCTTATCGCCACAGTCCAGCGGGTTGGACCGTCGATATTCGCCCAGCGCGCGCACGAACCAAACTCCAACCCGTCAACCGCGCCCGAGAAAAGTGCCAACGCAAAAGAATCGTCATGACTCCAACCCGATCATCAGCTCATCTGAAGTGGATAAGAACACAACCCTGTGTCGTCTGCTTTTCTAAGCGAAACGTAGAAGCCGCACACGTCGGCAGCCGGGGAATGGGGCAGAAGTGCTCAGACCTGGAAACGATTCCGCTGTGCCAGCCGCATCACCGGGAACAGCATCGCGTTGGGCTGAGGGTGTTCGTTGAGAAGTATAAACTTGATCTGCCTACGATTCTCTGGAAATTGACCATGCGTCCAGCAATCAGGATTGAGGGGCCGGTGATAGTTCGGATAGGGCACGAGAATGACCGTGATTTCGTGTGCTACATGGACTCGGACCGATACCGATTGTGTCCCGTCTCCTGTGGAATTAAGAAGGCGTGGCAAATCGCAAAGGACCTGTGCTGTGCGGATCGGGTGGCCCAGATTATGGAGGTGCGGCGATGACCCTTAAAGACGCCTTGATCGTTGTTCTGATACTGATAGCTGCCAACACACTGTTCATGGGCTTGTCGGCATGGCTATGGCCAGAGTTATGGCAACCATCGGCCACGCGAGTCCAAGATTGGTTTGAGCGGTGTTTCTTCTGCTCGGTTGGAGTGCTGATGACGAAATGGTACATAGGGCGTCCATGATAAAGCTCTCAAAGACGAAGCGCTGCGTCATCTCGGAATTGCTCTCGATTGCGAATATGGCGAACGACGGACCGGCGCGTACGATCTGTTTACAACGCATCCGCAAACTGATCTCTGGTTCGGAACCGTGGGAAATGTCGGACCAGGATATCAACGCGGCGTTTCAAGCTGCGGATGAACTGGATCACGCGAACGCCCCGCACTTTCAGGCACTCATTGACGATGTTGAGCGGCGGCACCATGAGAAGAACTGCTAAGGCGAATCCCTAATGAAAACGGTACCTTTGGGTGATTCCAACAGTCATTGAAAAGCAGCACAATTGATTCAAGGAGAGAGCATGTATAACCCATCAGAGGCACGATTCAGAGAACGGATGGAAGTTAACGCCTGGGAGCGGCAGGAAGCCCAGAAGAAGTTCGGTGAATGGGAGAGACGAAAAGAACGCGCCGCCGATCCTCTGGAGCCGATGATAACGGATGACGAAGACGATTGGGAGTACAGCCGGCGATGAGACATGGAGCCGAATTGGTCTTGTTGCTAATGATGCTGGTCGTTATGCTGGCTGGGTTTGGTGCGGGATGCTTAAGCCGCGACATGCCGTATGTGTGCCTCGCGAGTGTTTTTGTCGTATTGACGATCTACGCTGTCATCCTGTCCACCATCCGGCACGAAAAAAGCAGTAGAATAAAAAGTCAATGAATTACTCAGTCCAGCAAATTCAGGACATGATCCGATCGGCAGCTCTGAAGTACAACGTAGACCCCAATCTTGCAATCGCAGTCGCCGCTCATGAGTCGAACTTCAACCCAAACGCAATCAACTCAGCCAACAGAAACGGAACGAAGGACTGGGGCGTAATGCAGTTGAACGATATCACTGTGAAACAGTTCGGCGTGCAGAATCCCCTCGACCCAGCGCAAAACATCGACGCCGGCGTAAAACTTCTGGGCCAACTCTCAGCCAAGTATGACGGTGATCTCACAAATACTCTGTGGGCTTACAATGCCGGATCGGGATCAGTTTCAAAAGGCGTTATGCCGGCCGGAGTCCAATCGTACATTGACTGGGTATCGAACTACATGGGGATTGATTCACCCATTGACCCAGTTTCTACGACTGATTTTCCGGCGCCCGCGGGTTCTGATCCTGAAGCTGGTTTCCTTACAGGTTCAATTAACCTGGCTGGAGTGGATGTTTCAATGCCAGTTGTTCTTGTGGGGTCAGGATTGTTGTTGCTGGGGCTTGTTCTTTGGATCAATGACTAATATGTTGGCGCTCTTCTGGACTACCTCTCGTGGGTTGCAGCACCTTGCGTTCGCGCAAATGAGGCACGCGTGAAAGATCTTCAAGTATGGTCCTGTGGTGGAGGTAGGCAGAGCGGCGCGATAGCCGAGTTAATCCGCCAGGGCCGGTTGCCGCGTCCTGACCTTTGTGTTATGACGAACACTGGCCGGGAGCGGTCTTCGACATGGCCGTTTGTCGATGGATTCATTCGCCCGAAGCTGGCCGAGGTCGGCTTGGAACTAACGATAATCAAAAAGGACGATTGGGCGACCGTGGACCTCCTCAGCACCAAAGGATTAGTGTTGCTGCCGGGGTTTACAAACCAAAGCGGCTCACTCGGGAAACTGGAACCGTATTGTTCCGGCGAGTGGAAGCGCGAAGTATTGATGCGTTATTTGCGTTCGCTGGGAGTCGAGAGCGCAACCAACTGGATAGGTATTTCACTCAACGAAATGAGCCGGGTTCGCCGTCCACGAGTGAAATGGCTACAGATCAGATATCCGTTGTTGTTTGACGTTCCGATGCGTGTCAATCAATGCGTTGCATTGGTAGTGTCCTAAATTAGGACACTACCGTTGCATTGATCCGGGAAACATGGGATGGGCCTATTCCACATTCAGCGTGTTACCTTTGCCCAAACCACGCGGATTCGGAATGGATCGACATGAAATTGAACTGGCCCGAAGATTTCAAGTTGGCTTGTGAAACCGACCGCGATCTACGCGCGATTGATCCCCACTTCTACTTGCATCCATCGTGCATGCCGCTTGGCGAGGTAGACTTCTTTGCTCAAAATACGATGTTTGCCGAGCGTGGCTGTGTTGAGGGATGCTTCACCTAAAGCTTCATTTGCGCGAACGCTGATCGGCGCTGGCTACGAGAGACAGCCCTGAAGAGCGCCAACAAAAAAGAAGGAATCAACCAACTCGTTTGACAAGATCATTCAGAGTAGTCTGTCCAAATGGCCGTCTCGTAGCTGGGTTAATGCACTCCCCGATCGTATGTGGCTGTTTGGAGTCAATCCATTCGCACTGAGTCTCAGGAGTAGTTCCATCGGCTTTCATGAGTGTGCCGCGGAATACGTCCATGCTCTGAGTTGAGCCGTCCTGCAGGGTGATGTCCCTTAGCTCATGGGATTCCATTTTCACCAGTCGTGCATTTCGAGTCTGATAGCTAGTTAGTTCTAACATGGTTGGAATTGTATCATACCCTTCTTTTTGTTTGGGGCTTTTCTCAACGGTCAACGCAACGGTTGTGAGTTTTCTACCGTGCGCCCTCTGAGGCAATCACGGATGCGATGAACTGGTAAACATTGAACGCAACGGAAGCGACAAGCCCGACTAGGAGAATGATTGTACGGGCGGTCGATAGCTTGGCGTCCAGCGTTGTCTCTTCTTGCAGGTCTGCGAACTTCTTAGACCACGCCATTTGCTCGGCAAGTCTGACTACAAGAGCATCCGGTTTGTCGGATGTGTTCATGACTGTGGTGATTGTGCAGGACTGAATCTCGATCTTCATTTCCCGTAGCCATCCCGCTTCGTAGCTAACGCCTTGCCGCGCCACTCCTGACCTTTGCAGCGCTTCCAGTCGCGGAGTGCGCCTTCGGTCTGTGGCCCAGCGGCATCGGCGGCAACTCGGTATGCGTCGAACTGTTCTTGCATCTTCAGACGTTGCCATTCAGCTACCGGCATACCGGTGAAATCGGGCGGTACGTCCACCAGCTTTGTTCCGCGCGGGTAGAGGTCGTTCAGGTTCATGGCTGCCTCATTTGCGCGAACGCCCAGTGGCTCAAGCTACGAAAGACAGATGAGAAGAGCGCCAACATAAAAATCAAACCTGAAAACTACCCGGCACAACTACCTGTTGATCAATCTTCAAAAGAATCTGTTTAAGCTGATCGACATTAGACTGTAGCTTCGCAAGGCTCAGTTTGATCAGTTCGGCTTTGGCGTCGTAGTCGGCTTTGTACGTATCAATGTAGCGTTCTAGGACGGGAAGATGTTCGCAGCCGGGATAAGCCTTGATCCATAGCGCCGAATTAAACTCGCACTCCGCTCCGCCCCTTGCTTGGTGTGCTTCCAGGTGTTTAATCCAGCATGCAAGCTCTACTTCGGCATACCTGAGTTGCATTTCAATTTGTTCTTTGCTTACGACTTGTTGAACTGGGTTCATGACTCGCTCCTTTTATAGTGGGGCTCTTCTCCGCTGTAGCTCGTCGGTTGCGGCTCTCCCGCGTTCGCCCTCTGAAGCTCTTCGGCCCTTTTGATAACGGTTTGCACCCGCGCCAACAGTTCAGGATCAAGATTCTCTTGCACTGGCCCATTGGAGCGTCCATCGCATTCCATGTCTACCTGTAAGACATCTTTTAGGACGCGCAACATGCCGCATAATTGGTTTCCCGCCGTGTCCAGGTCCATCTTCCAGCGGTTCGGTACAAGTATGCGTATTGCGAGCCAGTGGACCGCGTGAGCTTCCCGGAGGGCTTCAGATACCGCCCATACTCCGGGATTTCCTTCCAGCCACGTTAGAACACCAGAAGCGGGGCATTCAGTGCAATACCAGAGAGTGCCGGTTCGTTTGTCGAGGGATTGAATCACTCTCTGTTCCTTTTAGGTTGGGGCTCTTCTCCGCTGTCGCTCGTCGGTAGCGGTTTTTCCGCGTTCGCCCTCTGAAGCTGTTTATGCTCGTAGTGGTTCACCGCGTCGATGATTTGATACACGAAGTCCCGGTCAATTCCAGTTAGGGCAAAGACGTTTGGGATCTGGAAATGGACGCGTATAGTTCCCACCGAAAGCTGAATACGCCTATCAAACTCGTGCGGCACGTGCCTACCCCTGCCTCATTTGCGCGAACGCAAAGTGGCTCAACCGTTCCGCTGACAGTTCAGAATAGCGCCAACCACAAAGCATCATCACGAGCCTGCCTTATTCCTGAGCATAATCTGTTTCGCTAAGTCCAGTAAGTTAACATTCTGTACCAGTGCTCTTTCCAGTTCAGAAGAGTAGTGCTCCGCAAAGAAGTTCCTCAGCTCCCTCAGTTGCGCTGCGAGTTCGAGGTACTGTTTGTAGAAGTCCACTTGTGCGGCATGAGCCTTGGCGTCGTTGAGTGCTTTGGCGTGGGCAATTGCGAGTTCGCGGACCTGGTCGCGGGCGATCTTCAGCAGGTTTGTCCGTATGCGTGCCTGACGCACCGCCACTTCCAAAACTACGTGCGTGTTAGAGGATTGCCACCACCGGCGCTTCGGAATCGACGCCAAGTCTCCGGCTGGCTCTTCTTGAACCGCCTGATACAGCACTTCCAACGCATCCAGTGTGTCTGAAACCTTCGATGCCGGCATGCCTACAATTGCAATTGAGGTCTTATCGCCAGAGTGTACTACTGATTCATAACTGTCCATTTTCTCTCCCTTTTTGGGGCTTTCCTCGGCTGTCAACGCGGAGGTTGAGGGTCTTCGCGTTCGCCCTCTGAAGCTTTGATTTTGCGGTAGGCATTCATGAGATTAGTATTTATCCCGGAGCAAAGCCAGATGAGACCACCAGCCAGCCACGGCCTCCAATGAAATTGGAATACGGGAAGGTTGAGTATTGCGTTGTGTCCCCACATCGCCCCGAACATCAGAGCCATCCCAATGCTTTCCACAATCAACCGTTTCATGATAAGTCTCGAATCTTAAGATCGGCGGCGTCCCATCCGATGCCGAAATGGTAAGCCCCAAGCGAGTCCCGGTTCCAATGTGGTTTACGCGGAAGTCCTTGACAGCGCGCCATAGCTCCACTTCGGAACGCTTCTAATCGCCGCATTGTCGGCTGAGCCATCAGTAGCCGGGTAGTTGGTTCTCGATCAGCCCTCGGATCGCCCTTCAGTATCCAGGTCCGTCGTCCGAGCGAGTTGAACTGAACACCGATAATTTCTGCTTTCTCAACTGGTCTGGTATCCATAGCGCGAACGTGACGTCTTCAAACTGTCAACGATCCCTGAGAAGAGCGCCAACGACTAAGAAAGTTCACCAATCAACTCTCTCCCCATACCACATCCCTCCACTCCCATCTTCTCGAAAGCGGTAATGCAGTAGAACCTTTTCACCTTTCCGTAGTTCTCGTAAAAGAAAGCCTGGTCCACAGAAGGGGCAGTAGTGTCTTTGATTCGCCGGCCGGTTGAACGTGACGTATCCTGGAATCGACTTCTGGCAATGATCGCAGTAGTGAATGTACGTCGCGCCCAAGAGACAGCGCATCGACGGTTCGCCGACTTCGATCCAAATGCCATTCCGGTTAATTGTATGAACTACTCCTTTTAGAAAGGCTGGCTTCCCAGACTTCTCTCGGACTGCGACTGTTCCTTTGGGCCAACGAGAGGGCAGTTGTTCTTTTACCCAATGAGCTACTTGTTTCAACGCGTTCATTTTTGATCGGCGCTCTTCTCGGCTTCCGTTGACTGCTTGGAGTCGCTGCGGTTCGCGTTCTGAAGCTCTGCCAGCACTGCATTGATATCGGCGTAACTGTCTGTCTTCATAGCCATGACTACAGCAACCAACTTCTCTCCATCCCGTATAGCCATCGGGGATATTAGCGTTGTTGGCAGCTCACAGTGTGAGTATTCGTCTCCTAGCCAGATTGCGTGCCGCCATCGTTCGTTGAGTAAACGCCAAAAGCGAACATCGACGATATGTCCATCTGAAAAGACAACGACTCTGTATTTTCCTATCGTTGTGACGGCCAGCGGTTCAATCGGTTTCAGGGTCTCTCGTTTCGCCTTCTCCAAAGGTCCGTCAAACATATGCAGAGGGGCGTCTTGAGGCGTGTCGGCGCTTGGTGGCGGATCTCCCAGCATCAACACGTGACCGTCGCTCCAAGCTGGTTCGCCGTCGAGTAGCCCGGTAAACGCGGTCCATTCTTGGTCACGTCGGAATGCTTCCCAGAACGGCCGGTAATCTTCAATGCGGACGAATTCAGGCGGCATCGACTCCTCGAATTGCAGCGTTGACTACTTCAGCGCATGCTTTACAGAACTCATCGGGCTTGGCGTGGAGGAACTGGTCCTTCACAATCGGCGATGTTTTCGCGAAGTGGAATCGTTTCTTGTGGCACAGTGAAAGGCAGTTCTTTCGTGCTGGCAACAGATGATGTCCACTCGTGAGTGCTGAGGTCCGGTAGAGTAGTTGGCCGCGCTGAATAAAGGCGGCGAGTGCTCGTTCCTGGACTTCCTTGTCAGCGTTCACCTGGAAGCAATCGCACACGAGCTGGCCGGGTGGTACTTCGGCATGGCAGGATGGACAGGTCATGTCTCTTCCTCCGCGTTGATCAGTACTTCAATATGCTGAAGTATGTTCAAGGCTGCGCTGCGAATTACGCACAGGTCGCCATGGCGATTTTCAGAGCCGATGATCGGATTTAGCTTATTGAAAATGATATTGGCGTGGATGCGTGCTTGGTCCAGAGCGGTGAGAATGTTGGGCTTAGGGGCCAATTGTACTTGCTTCGCTACGGCCTGTGCCTTTTCCGGTGCATGGCCGTTGTCGGCGGATTTTTTCACGCGTGACTTTTTGGCCGATTCATTATACTGAAGCTGCGGGAATGTGACGGAGCGTACGTTCATTTCTTTGTCTCCAGCGTCTTGCGAATTACGCGCGTAATCTCAGCCCGGTAATCGGCAATCCAGTTCTCTGCTCCGATCATGTTGTACACCCAACCTGTTGCCGATTTCAGTTGAGCGGTGAAGTTTTGAACTGATTCTTCAATTAGAGCTCTTAGTTCGGGAGAGAGATCAAGATTGGGTGGTACTGTCATTGCTTTTTTGGTTGGGGCTCTTCTCGGGTGCCGCTCGTCGGCTGCGGTTCTTCCGCGTTCGCCCTCTGAAGCACTCGGTCTGCAATTGGCACCAAGCATTCCCTCTTCAGACTGATAGGAAGCGGGGAGAATAAGATGGTCGTCACGGCTATTAATTCATCGGTGGTGAACGCTGCGAAAAAGCGGTTCCGTCGTGCTGCCTCATTTGCGCGAACGCAAAGTGCGTCAGCCGATGAAAAACAGCCGAGAGGAGCGCCAGCAACAAATAAAGCGTTAATCATACGGTCTTCTTCGGTCGTGTCGTATCGAGCAAAGAATGCCCATTTCCCGCCCGTGGGTGATTCTTCCACTCAGCTTCGGTGTGCCAACGTCCTTCGCGGCAAGCTGGACATTTGGCTCGTTCAGCGAGTTCAAGCGGAGTTGCGGGCGTCAGTGGTTCGCGTGTCACGCTTCGGCTTCCTCGGCTTCTTCGTCGTCTTCGTCCTCGTCGTCCGATTCGTACTCTTCCTCGTCCGATTCGTCGTCATAGTCAAGGTCAACGTCGGTTTCAACGTCCGTATCCAGCGCTGTAAGCTGATAGACTGTGTTTGGTTTGAGTCCGCCTCCGTAGGCCGATGTCAACACGAGAAAGCCGGGGGCGCTCGGATCCGATTCATCGTCGAGAAGTGTAATCCCGTTCAGGTCTAGATCTAGTGCGTCCGTTTCTTCCCCGTCCGGCAAAACGACCGCGAAGGTTCCCCCGTCGTCTCCGTACTTTATAATTGCATTTGCCATGCCCACAAGATTAGAGCCTAAGAAAAGGCTTGTCAACGGTACCTTAGATGGAGTAGTACTATAGATACGGTTCTTTTATGTCGGCGCTCCTCTCGGCAATCTCTCGCGGCCAGGCCCACCTTGCGTTCGCGCAAATGAGGCTGATGTGAAGCGAACGAACCCGCAAGCGTTGATCGTTGAGCCAAACGAGCGGCCCTCGGCACCTGAGTTGAAATCATGGGCACTCGTTGAACTCTTCGGACACCAGCGGATCGTCGGCTTTCTCTCCCAGCAGACCTTTGGAAGTGGCGTGCTCTTTCGTGTCGATGTTCCCGATCTGTTGAAGGGCGGCAAAGTAGTGCGCGTCGGCTTTACGCGATACTTCGGACTTCCGGCAATCTACTCCATCACACCAGTTGACGAGCAAACCGTTCGTGACTTACTACCGAGCATTGACGGAACTCCCGCTGCGCGTCCGCTGTCGATTCGTAGTTATCGAAACGAGGATGAGTACTGATGGGACTAACTCGCCGTGGATTCTTCGCTACGCTTGCCGCGCTGTTCGGACTGAAACGGTTTATTCCGGCCCCTGTTGCTCCACCGCCAAGTTCTCTTGAGATTGCGGCGCAGTGCATCACAGACAAACAGTTGTTCATCATCCAGCAATTCACAGGGCAAATCTACATTTCTGATGATCTCGACGTGCAGGACACGCCGCTCTACAACACGGTAACCGTCGCGCCTGGACATGCAATATCGTTACCGAACGACAGTCAGGGCTTCATAGCGCGAACGTTTGAGAGTCGCAACCTGTTCTCTATAGCCGAGAAGAGCGCCAACGTATGAAAAGTATCCTGTTGCTGATCGTCTTGACAATAGAACTGTGGGGGCAGTCGCAAACAAAAGTAGCCCCAGACTGCCAAATACCCTTCGCAATCAACAATGCAAATCTAGTCACGAACTCCTACAACAACTTGGCAAGTTCACCAAACACAGGAGTGCCGTGTCCGAATTGGAAACTGGATTATTCGTCAACCGGCTACTCTGCAATTTCTTTGGTAGTTGAGGACGCTCCTGATTCCTCAGGATCTCCGGGAACCTTTGTCACGTTCGCCGGCTCAATCGTCGGAACGGGGATTAATCCGAACACCTCGATAACTTCAGCCTCCACTAAGTTCACTGGCTACTTCCCGTGGATGAGAGTACGCCTAGCATCTCACACTGGAACTGGTCTCATAACCGGAACACTGAATGGCTTCCGAGATGATGCGGGGACGATATCGAGTTCGGGCGGCGGTGGAACTCCCTGCCCTGGGACTTCGGGAACTCCGTGTGTTGTAGATGGGCCTGACGCGACGGGCGCGGCGCCTACAAAACCTCCAGTGCTTATGGCTTCGGTCGACGGATCCGGCAATGTCCTGCCGTTCCAGAATTGCACTACAACTGTCCCGTTTACAGCGTCGGCAACCGGCAATACTCAGATTGTAGCCGCTTCTGGTTCAACCGTGATCCGCGTATGCGCCTTTGAATTCACACCTGATACTTCGGGAAATACAGTGAACTTCAAGATGCAATATGGAACGGGGTCAAATTGCGCGACTGGTGCGACGGATCTTACGGGACTGCTTTCAAATGTTCTCGCTTACTCAAATAACCTTGGCCCGGAATCGACTTGGGTAGTTCCGGCCGGAAAAGCTCTCTGTTACAACATGGCGTCCGGAGTCGCAGTTCACGGCACGGCGGTAATCGCGCAATACTGATGCGAACCACGATTGCATTATTGGTGGGTCTGTGCATGCTGACAACAGGATGTCTCTTCCGCAACGTGCAGCTTTCGCCTAAGCGAGATAGTCTGCATTCGGTTGTTTGTTTCGATCCGCCGATCTACAGTTTTGAAGGGCAATCGGTCATGATCGGAAGCAACTCTTGCTTTCGGCCTTCGATGAAAAGTGCTGCCGGCTTGAAGCAATGTCAAGGGTGTCATAAGTGACATGCATATAGCTATTATCCCCGCACGTTCCGGAGTGCCGGCGCACAGTCAATCCGTTCTGCAGCATCTCGACATAATGCCGCTGCGGCTGACGCGCGACTTGACGCGTATTCGTATTCCCGTGTACGTGCCGCCGAGCAAGCGTAGATATCGGCCGCTGGAGGGAAAGTTCGCCCTCATGCGGGAAAGGATGCGGCGGCGATGAATTGGATTTACGAACAGACGACTGGTAATCTACGGGACCGCTCCCACTCTATTGTTGGCGCTGGTTACTCCGGACGAGACGATGGACGAATGAATCCCGCGATGGAGAGTTTCCATAACACAGGGCCGATTCCTCGCGGTGAATGGACAATTGGGGAAGCGCTTACTCATCCCAGACTCGGACCGCTCGCGATTCCATTGACTCCGCGCGGCGATGTATTCGGGCGCTCCGGATTTTTCATCCATGGAGATTCCGCAGCGCATCCGGGTCTCGCTTCCGATGGATGTGTTATCCTTGCCCAAATCTACCGGCGGAAGTTTCAGGCTGGAGATTTACTAATAGTTGTCGACGGTCTATGAAACGGAAACCGGAAGAACTCCCACCCGAACGCATCTGGTGGAAGATCGTCATTACATTGGTAATTTGCGCCTGTGTGCTATGGGCCGGAACGATTCAGGTGCCCATCACGCTAGCAGGGGATGTCACAGGCTCCCAGAATGCAACGGTGGTAGGAAAGATCAACGGTACGACCGTACCGGTGAATTCCGCGGCGAATCAAGTGCTCGTGACAACGGCGGCGGCGGTCTCGGCTTGGGAAACTCTTCCGGCCTGCACCGATTCTGGCGGAAACCATCTCAACTACAACAATTCAACGCAAGCCTTCTCGTGCGGGACCTCCGGCTCAGCAACGATTATCAAGGCAACGGCTACAATCGACTTCGCGTCGATCGCGGACGGAACGTGCCTTGCAAACACCTTCACTCTGACTGGCGCCGTAACGGGCGATTCCCTGGCTCCTGATTGGCCCTCTACTCTTGAGACTGGTTTATTTGGGACAATGCTGGTCAGTGCTGCGAATACAGTACAGGTGAGACTGTGTAATTTATCCGGCGGTGCGGTTGATCCGGCCTCTCAGACATTTGGGGCTTCGGTGATTCGATAGGATTTATATGGGCCTGAAATTGTCTGCGAAACACATCAAACTTGGACCCTCCTTCTTTGCCGTTTGCTGCGTCATGTCGCTCATCGTTTCCGGGTTGTTTATTTCCGCTCAGTCTCCGGTATCGCGCAGTACTCCGCTTTCAGGTCCTACCGGGCTTGCGCAGACCTGCACAAATCAGGTTCTTACCTCGATAGACGTGTTGGGAAATGTTGCAAATTGTAAAACCGTCACATCGGCTTATGTGGATGGCTCAATCGCGAAAAACGGGGCGACTGGAGCAATTCAGGACTGTTACGACAGCGATGCCTCGCACACCGGAGGGGCAGGGGTTGAATTTTCATGCAGTACTGGTGCGTTCTATACTCCTGTCCTGAATTCAACTATCCGGTTCCGTTTTGCAGCGGCTGGAAATACGGCGAATCCGTCCATCAATGTAAACGGCATAGGAAATAAAACAATCGTTAGCCCGGATGCCGGGAACAATTTCGGAAATCTGGCAGCGAACGCGATGATTGGAGACGCCACGGGCGGAAACGGAATCGGCGGATTCTACTACATGACCTATCAAGGCAGCGGGGCGAACGCTTGGACATTGCAATATAACACGCCGGTTAATCCAATGTGGACTACTCAAAATGCGCCCACCGTTAACGGGGTGGTAAAATCTCTCGGAATCTCGGCGGGTGAAGGACCTGGTGGCACCACTGTCGACGGAAATTTCTTGCTCGCCGGCGGCGCGGTCACAAAATATAGCGGAACCGCCACTGTCGGTCTTGGTGTTCCAGCCATATATGGGACAGGAAGAAAAACGGCTCAAACAGCGGCATCTGGCATAGTGGCGACTTTCACGCCCGCCAATGACGGTTCTTTTTATGTTTCGGCAAATGTGCTCGTCACGGCCTCAACGGCCTTCAGTTTCGCCGTTACCGTTACCTACACCGACGAAAGCAATACATCGCGCACTTTGACCCTCACCTTTTCTCAAATCACGGGAACCCTGCTCAGCACCATCACCAGCACTCAAGGGCTTGGCCCGTACGAAGGCGTTCCGCTTCATCTCAGGGTTAAGGGCGGAACTGCAATTACCGTTCAAACGACAGCCGGTGGAATCTACACCACTGTGACATATAATATCGAGGCGTTCATTACGCAGATCGGATAACTCAATGATCCCTATTCTCGATCTCTCCGGACTAACAAGCAACGTAGAAACGGCGGTGTTGGAATCTGGCGCACCCGCCGAGGTCAAGCTTTTCATTTCCACACGGCTTTCTCTTCTGCCAGATGGAAGCTACGCACGAGTCAAAGTCTTTGATGAGAGATTAGTGTATTCTCCTTTTGATTCCAGACAGACGTCTATTGAGGTTTCTGAAATTCCTCAGCCGTTGTAGATTTTTTTATGTCGGCGCTCTTCTCATCAGGTTCGGACGCTCAGGGGCCGGAAGCGGTTCGCGCTCTGAGCATCGGCGTTCGAAGTAACCACTTTTACCGGATCAAGGTTGGATATTTTAAGGCGTGGCACGACATGGAGTTTAAGGCTACGCTGTGTGACGAAGACGGCCCGTTGTATCACGCGCGTGCTCGTACGCCATACGCGGCGCTTCGTGATCTCATGCATCATCCAATATTGCTAGCTAATCGACCGTTTGACGTGGACGATGCTCAGAGCGCGACCCGCAGCAACTCCAAACCGTCAACGGAAGCGGAGAAGAGCGCCAACATATGAAAAACAATCGAATATTCACAATCGTCACCTTGGTACTCGGAATACTGACAGGCATTTGCTTCGCCTTTATTCCCCAATCCTACATACAAGTAGGAGTACAAGCCCTCGCAGCCTCAGGGTATGCGACGATCCAAAACAACGGAACGCCGGTAACCCAGAGAACGATCTTGAATTTCCTTTCGGGGACAACGTGTGTCGATAACGCCGGCACGAGTTCAACGGACTGCACGAGCTCGGGCGGCGGAAGCTTCACGGCAACCCCACCCTACATCTCAGACGGCACGAACTTCTATGGCAACATCTTCCAGTTTGTCAAACCGATCGATGGAAACTACGCCTGGGTAAATCAAGGGACGGCAACGAAGACAACCGCAAATGGAAGTGTGACGCTGTTCGACGGCTCGTACGAATCGAACTTCAATATTCACGCGCGCGTCAAAACACTTCCGGCGGCGCCGTATTGTATCGAAGCCTGCTTCACCTACTACCAAGGGTCGAATACGAATCAATTGCTTGGTATCGGCTGGAGGGATTCCGCCACTGGGCACTTATTGATCTACGGAATCTATCAGAACACGGCCTATCAGATTGTGGCCTTCTACGCGACAGATCCGAACACGTACGGCGGGTCGACTCCAGTCAACAATGCCGGATTCACGTTTAGCGGCGGCTTGATGTGCTTGCGGATCGGCGACAACGGAGCGGGAGGGACTCCTGCGAACAGCCGAACCTATTGGATTGGAACCGATAATGCGACCTGGTTGCAGATGCAAATTGAGAGCAACACGAACTTGCTAACGCCGAACCAATCGCTGTTTTTCCTCAACGGCGGCAAGAGTTCTCTACGGCTTCTGCATTGGAAAGAAGTTTCTTCGGCATGCACTTGATGTTTTTTAGTTTTGGGGCTTTTCTCGGCAATCTCTCGCAGTTAGTCAGTTTCTACCGTGCGCCCTCTGAGGCTTTCCGCACAAGTAATGTAAAAGCAACCGCTGCCTGCAAAGGTACGACTGCGTTTCCAACCGAGCGGAGTTGATCTGTGCGGGATTCGTCCAAAACCAGGGGAGTCCCATCAACCAACACACGAAAGCCGGATTCAATCGCCGGGGCAAGCCAAGGGGCGTGCTCAAGGATGTCTCGCCAGAGTTCCGAGGAAGGTCCTGGAGCGAAAAAATCCCGGGCCTGGTCCGAGGTCGATGGAGTAGATGGACATCCCTCGGAGTTTGTGTCCGCTCGTGAGCATTCGGCGTTCCCCACAGCGTCACATCGTCCGCTAGATTCGCTCCTCCGTGCTTCGTCCCAAATCTCTTGACCCGGTTCGGATTGCCGCCCTGTTGATCGTGTGCTTGCGGAGTTGTCCACAGCTTGGCTTGACCATCCAGGCCCAGTTCCCCTTGATGCGTTGCCGTGCTCTTCGTGTTCGGTCCCCCGCTCGGCGTATTCGGTGTTACCCACAAGCCCGTTGCGCCCGTCAGTGAGTCCGTCACTCCCGGATGGTTGCCGCAACTCTCCCCGTCCTCGGATCGTGGAGATGGCCAGTTCCTCGCCGCCGATTCCAAGTGCGGTCGGATCACTGCTCCCTCGTAAGCAGAGCGATTGTAGCCAGCTTTTTCCGACGCATTCACGGTAGGCCAGTATGAAGATACGGGTCCGTTTGTGCGAAGCCCCAACGTCCGAAGCTGAGAGGAAGAGCGGTTCCTCAACCACGTAGCCCATTCTTTGTAGTTCTTTGCCGACTGGGTTGAAGTGCTTAAGAAACTCAGGGACATTTTCGAGGAATACCAATGACGGGAGCACTTCTCCCACCACTCGAATGAATTCCGGCCAGATCGCCCGCTTGTCTTTATGCTCTTTTCGTTTTCCGGCGACGGAGTAGGGCTGGCAGGGCAGTCCCGCTGAAACGATGTCAACCAAACCTCGAAGCCTTTTTCCATTGAATCTTGAGAGGTCGCTAAAAATGGGAGCGTCCGGAAGTGACCCTTCGCGAATGCGCGATACCAGAGTTTGGACAGCCGTGATTTCGATCTCCACGTAACAGATTGGGCGGCACTCTCCGAGACTGATTTCAAGTCCCAAGTCAAGTCCCGCGGTTCCTCCAGTACAAATGCTGAGGGTATGTATAGCCACATCAACCTCACCAGCCTCGCTTTTTCGATTCGGCGATGCGTTTTACGATCTCATCATGTTCTTTCGCCGAGCCTCCCCGTGCAATATAAAGCGCCCGATTGAACTTCTTCAATAACGCGCACATGAACTTTCTGCGTTCGGGAGCAAACGAGAAAGCGACAAGGGCTGTTTGGATTGCAAGCCACGTTCCGAGATTCAGGGAGACGGTTACGGTAGCCGTTTTGTTAGTTTCTAACTGTTCCTGAGCCACAACCTAGTCCTATTGGCGCATCTCTAGCAGTAATGGTAACACCTGAGTCCCCAACACTTCAGCCCTCTTACGCCGATAGCATTGTGGCGCATGCCCGCCTGACTGTACCATCCCCTACTTTGAGACGCCGTGCGATCTCCCGGAAGGGCAAGCCTTCTTGTCGAAGCGCGATCGCCTCATCCCTCCGAAACACCCGTTTCGGTCGCCCCACTTCCTTACCCGACTTCGTTCCATGATTGCGGGCGTACTCCATGCCGGCGCGAATCCGTTCCTTGATTGCATGCCTCTCCATCTCCGCGACGGCTGCAATGATAGTGAATAGGCACTTGCCCATGGGCGTACTTGTGTCAATCGCTTCTTGCTGTGAAATGAAGTCGATGCCCAACGCTTGGAATTCTTCGAGAGTCGAGATTAGCTCTTGTGTCGATCGCGCCCAGCGGTCGAAGCGCCACACGATTACTACTTGGAACTGGCGGCGCCGTGCATCGGTCATCAGTTCCCGATAAGCTGGCCGGTTCGTGTTTGCTCCGCTCATCCGGTCAGAGTACACCTTGAATACTTCCGCGTTGATTATGCTGGCCAGTTGTTTCAACGGTTCTAGTTGCACTGCGGGATTTTGCAGGTAGACTTCCGAGCCTGCTGCTTTGCCCGGTACTTTCTTGGGTGTGCTCACTCGGATGTAGATTGCACACTTCTTCATTTTCCGTTGGCGCTCTTCTCGGGTTCGGTGGGCGGTTTGGAGGGTATGCCGTTCGCGCTATGAACAGGCTCCCATTCCCAGAGAGACCGTGCTCCCCTTATTGGTATTGGTTCAGGGAGTAGTTTGATGTCAGCGAGAAGCCAGGCCCATCGACCCAAACTGTAATTGCCAAAGGCGTACTCTTGCTCCGTGATCTCGAAATCGGGACAGAGTGGGATAACGGCTTGGTCTACACCTATCTTCTTAGCGAGTTCAATCTCTCTTGTCGGAATACATGAGATCAGGCGGCATGTGGCGATAACACAACCGAGAGGAAGATTTTTGTCAAGCTGAGTTGGTTTGTCGGTAACACCAAGCCAGTGATCCGGCTCGGCGTAGTACGGCACGAGAGATTCTCGCGCCATCTTTGTGTAGGTGAAATCGCGGGCGTCTGCCGGGAAACGCTTCGCTGCGTGAATCGCCAACGCCCCGCGGTATGGCGTTCGCCAAGATCGCGTCTCGATTCTCTTTGCGCCAACGGCCACAAGCGAAGCCCACGGTTGGGTCAACGAGAGAGCTTTCACCACTGCCTCATTTGCGCGAACGTCTGAAAGTCGCAAGCTGCGAACGGATGGTGAGAAGAGCGCCAGAACATAACGCAATTCTAAACCCGTCAGCGAGAGGAATGCAATGGAACTTCAGTACTAGTGAAGCCGTATAAGCCGGGCCTTCACCTGCAGAGCTCGTACGTTAATACCGTCCAACGTCTTCATGTCGTCGGCTGACAATTTGATGTTTGGCGGTGCTGTTCTGGCGGCATGAGCGCCTGGCGGGGGCTGAATTGTCTGCAAGAAGTTGAGCACGGCCGTAACGACGGACTGAACTACATTGATGACCGTCTGCGGGGTACCTGGCCCAAAAGTCGGCTGGGCGATCTTTGCGAACTCCTGAGCTATTTTCAACGCCTTCACCTGGCTCGTGTCCGCCGATGCGAGTTCAGTTGTAGCAAAACTAGTCGCTTCGCTTACGAGTTGAAGGTATGTTGTAATTTGCGATCCCACGGCCGGCGGAAGACTGCCCGTCGATTCGAGAACGCCAACTGCGGCTTCGGACGCGGCAACTACCAGATTGAGCGTTGTAGTTAGGCTGCTCTTACATCCGAACAGTGAAAGCAGGAGAATCGACAGAGTGAGAAGGCGAAGGGTGCGCATGGTTCAGTATACTCCTATTTCTTGGCTTCCGGTGTGGCCACATTCGTGGGCGCTTGAACTGTTGAAATTGACGACTCCGTCGGAACTACTAGAACTGCGGGCAGGACCGCGCCGGGCGGGATCGAACCCGATTCCCTCAGGGCTTCGAGATTGTTATTTGCGTCAATCATTCTGCGCATCAAGTTTTGCCGCTCTCTTTCGTCCTCTACCCCTTCCTTGTGCGACACGGCTTTCGACGCTTCGAGGACTTTATCGAAGCGCGAGTTAACCACCATGTGAGTCTCCTGAGCTTTCATCATGGCTAAAATTGCAGCGCTGGTGGGCGTGATTGAGGCGCAAATTATCGCAATGAGCGCCGTGTTGTCTTTGTCCGGCCGGACTAGAAACACACCGAAGATGGCAAGGGTGGAAATCAGAACCACGGTCACTGCGGCCACGATGTACGGAATTATGTTTGACGCGGGCGCAACTTTGGTGATGTCGTCCATTTCGTCAAGTTTAGCAGATCAGTGAGTACCGGCAAGCCTTCCGCCAAGTTGAGTCCATTGTCCGGCCGTGATTGGAAGGTAGCTGAGGTATCCACCTGGAGTCATAGAGGGAATCGGATTCGTGAGTTTCTCCATGAAGTCGTACTTCAATTTAGACTTCTGGTCGAAGTAGGCCGGCGTGACGAAGTTTGAGACTGCCACTTTGATGCCATTGGATGTCGTGATGTCGTACTGATCGTTTTCAACCGCATCACAGCATTCGACGGGGCTGAGATTCTGGCTTCCTTGTGCGTCCGTGAACTGCACCATTGAACTCACGTAGGGATCGGCCAGCATTTCGAGAAGTTCATGGCTCAGCACCGTGCTGAGATCGACTCCCGATTGTTGGGCGGGCACTACGAATACTTCACCATATGGCCGTCCGAGGGTTTGATCGTGCCAGCCGAGGGCGCCCGCTTGCGTGTCGGTGTCTGCAATTAGGAGGTACCAGGCTCCGGGCGGGACGGTTCCCGGATTCGTCGCAGTGGTTAGTTTGACATGGACATTCCAGAACGGAGCGAAGTCGCGGTTGACCTGAATTTCAAGGGCTTCAATTACGGAAGGGGAGAGCGCGAAGTTCGTAGCACCATTCACGAGAGCTACCGTCACTAACCCGGCTTTCAGATTAGTGACGGCAGAACTGAGGTCTTGAAGCGCTCGTGAGGTGTCCGCTAGAAGTGTGTCGAGCGATACCACTTTACTTTCGAGCTGCTGGAGGAGTTGGAGGTACGTCAAATGCCTTGGCGGCTGCGTCGGCTGCGTTCACTGCCGCGTCGGCATCGTCCAGAGCTTTCTGTTGTGCTGGGGTTAGGGTTGCGCTGGCGAGTGCTGCCTGAAGAGTGTCAATGCTCGCTTGAGCTCGCCCCAAAGCGGCCACGACGTCTTGCTGAAATTTCTTCGTGTCCGCAATAAAAGTGTCAATGTTCGCCATGAACTGTTCCATCCTTTCGAGTATTCTGCACAGGATCTTCTCGATCCTGTGCAGTGCTTCGTGTTCCATCGGTTCAGTATAGCTTAGGCGGTGGGTGCTTTGCCGTGGTAATCCGCCGGCACTTCAGGTGCTTGACGTGCAGCACTCCGGTGGGCCGAGACATTCCCGGTTGTCTGAATCCCCAGAATTGAGTTGACTTGCGGAAGGACGGCTTCATCCGCTTCAGACCACGCCTGCTGTGTGCTGATCTCGACCTCGTGCTTCATTGCGGTCAAAAGCTGGAGCCGTTGCGATTCCCGTTTCGGATCGGTCAGGGCCGTGTACCAGGGGGCGCATGTGAAGAAATCGTCACAGCCGTCAACGCTGACCATCAAGAACATGGCGTTGTCGCCAGGATCGTCGCCGGCGAACATCGTAACTAAGTCATTTCCGGTCGTGTCTACATCTACGCGGTCGGGCCAGCGGGAATCGTCGCCCTGCTGCGCCCTTTCCGGGATCAGCAGGACACCGGGCGGCATGGCTCCCGGTTTCGCTTCCGCAAACAGGCGGGGATGCCCGAATCCCAAGACTCCGTAGATCATGGCGATCTTGCGGGCTTTATCGAGCGAGAGATTGAATCTTGGCTGATCTGCGGCCAGGGTTGAAAAGTCAAACATGTTATCTCCTTCGGACATACAGTACCACAGTGCTAAGGTCAGTTGCTTTAGTTTTTTGTCGTTTGGCGCTCTTCTCAGGTGTGGGTGGCAGGTTGGGCTGTCAGCGGTTCGCGCTCTGGGCTAAGGTGTTTGGGGCGTGAAATTAGTACTGAAGGGGGATTCCAAGAGAAGGAGGAAAGGGGTAGAATAGATTCATGACAAACACACAAGAACATGCTGCTGCAAAGGGCGTCGTCTGGAACGAAGAGCACAATGGCTGGAGCGTGGAATGCTCATGCGGTTGGATCAGTACGGCATACGGTGTTCTCGCATGGGCGGCTGAAGAGTACGACGCGCACGTTGAAGGACGGCCATTACACCAACTCGCGCCTGCCAATAGCGCGAACGCGGAAAACCCATAGTGATCACGGTTCCAATCGTTTGAATCGCCCGTCCGAATGAGTCGCCTTGCATTCACCACGCGCCGCCTGAATTTATCTAACGGCGAGGGTATTCCCAACCCAATACCGCTGCCGTTACACGTCCGCCGTTGACAGGGCTTCCGTTTGGAATTGCCGCTAAAATTGTAATTGTCTGCCCGCTAATCACCTGAGCCGTCGCCCGGCCGGGGACGAGTAGCGCCGTCTGTAGGGATCCGAAAGTGTTCTGTACGTTCCCGAGGTTCTTCACAAATCGTTTGCCGACCATCAGGCGCCAGAATAAGTTCCCGCTGAAATCGTCGAATCCGTTTCCGGTGAATCCGAATACAACCTTGCTGATTGCCGCGTCCCAACCGATCGGACAGCGGTACTGACCAATTACCGTATCGGTTCCGTCGAACGGACCTGGTGCGCCACTAATCGTGTTCGTCGGTTGCGAGAAAAAGAGATTGAGTTCTTTTCCTTGCGACGGCATTGCCTGCCAGGGCGGTTGATTCCAGATTGGAGCTCCGAGGTCTGGAATTTGACAGCACGTTTGAATTCCGCCATGGGATGCGACGTAGTTCCAGATGTCCGCTTCTCCGAGGAGTTCCAGGTCCCAACGGTTTGCTCTGAATACGTCCGGAGCGGGTTGAATTCGTTTTAGGACATCGGGTAACCAGGAGTCGGGGATGATTGGAGATCGCATCCAGGGCCCTGTTGGGGGTGGGCTTCCAGGCGGAATACCGTATGGTCCGCCCTGCTTTACAGATTGATCTCCGTTCTTAGTGCAGTCTGGTAAGGGTGTTCTTAGAAGTTCTCCTAGACTCCGCATGTAGAGTCTCCTGTTTTTTTGTTGGGGCTTTTCTCGGCGCTAAGCGACGGCTTGCGAGTTTCCGCGTGCGCCCTCCGAAGCGATGGCATCACAATCAGCCCTCCCCGAACCTCAACGAAAACGTATCCCTGTTTACTGATGGCGGATACGGGCACTAGACTGCGTTCGTCAAACTTGAACTCTGGCCGGTTCATGACGAACAGACTCCCGGCTCAACAGGAATCCCGCCACACAGTATCAACTGAATCCCAGTTTGTGCATTCGATGTCAAGTTGCAAATCTCGACCGAGAGCAATCCAGGATTCCCCACTACAAGAAGCTTAGAGAGCCGCTGTTGCTTGCGCCGCTGCCCAGTTGATACTATCGGCTCACTCCAGATCGGCACGTCGGTACAGGCGTCCTTGACTTGAAATGAGAACTGATTTTGCGGTGCGTTGAAGATGTAGCCCCACACTGCGGAACCAGGCGGTAGAAAGCACTGATACTCAAACGCATCACGGGCTGGAATTGAGACGTTCGCCGGATCGGTTGGAACTGTCCACATTTTAGAACGATACGCCCCTGCTCTTCGAAGTGCTTCGTAGTTTGCTAGAGCTAAAGATTTGAAGGTCAGGTTACAACGGAGCGTTGTATCCAATAGAAAGCCGTCGATGATTGGATAGTTGGGTAGGGAGGGGTTCATTGAATCGTCTCTTTTTGTTGTTGGGGCTCTTCTCCGCTATCGACTACGGCCACAAGCTTTCCAGCGTTCGCCCTCTGAAGCAAATCGCGCTTCGTTTCGGTTGGCAGCAAGTCCGTAATGAATTGTGCGCACATGTGACTGAACGCGAGGTCGATCAGTTGGCCTTCGGAAAGAAGCCCGGCGATCGGCTGGTTCCGTCGGTATCCTTTAGGCGGCTTCAGTTTGCTAAAGCGTTTACGCGGCTTCTGTTTTTTATGGGCTTCTCGCTGGGCCTTCGTCATTGCGCCCGCCCTTTGTCGTCAACAATGCCAAGTATGTTACGGAGAATCTGCGGATCAACTGTTTTCAGTGCAGCTTCCGCAGCTTGACGCTTTAGCTCAAAAGCTTCCCACAAGAGATCCGCACTGGCGATAAATGCAAAGGCTTCCCTGAGCGTCTTGGCGTCCTGTGTCATCGGTAGAATACCCTCGGCGATGCCTGACAGCAGAACGATGCATTCTGGACTGCTCAAATCTTTACGAGGCGGCCGGTTGTCAAACATTCAGCGCCTCATTTGCGCGAACGCAAGGTGCTGCTACCGATGAGAGATTGACGAGAGGAGCGCCAACCGAAAAAGAAACACCCGCTCCACACTTCAAACACATCCCTGAAAACGGAGGTATCGGATTCTCAAATGAACAGAACGTGCATTTCACAGTCGGTCTCGTCTCCTTCCGCTCTTCGTAATGGTAGCAGGATGCGCACTTGTTTATTCGAGGTGAGTTCTTTGTACAGACCTGGCAGATTACAAATACCAGTTTTTCTGTGCCGTTCATACGTTGAGGCTCTTCTCGACTGTGGCTCGGGAGTACTGGTTTTCCAGCGTTCGCCCTACGGGTACTGGTACTGAGGTCCCTTGCGCCGCGATGGACGATGGGGGATGCTGGAAGGCATGAAAGTCGCAGTCTTGTGTTGTGGCTGCCAGCGGTTCATGGATGGCAAGGGGAAGCCCTATGCGCCGCTGTTGACCAATGGCGTCGTAGTTGTTTCGAGCGGTATGAAGATTCCACTGCCGAATGAAAAGGACTCGCCGATCGCGCTGTTCTCTAGCCGTGAAGAAGCTGACGCGGCCGCCATGAAAGTTGGCTGGGAAACCACGGATCAATTCGGACCAAATCACCGCTGTCCCAATTGCGCACGGAAAGAACGTGAGGATAGAAGCGCACGGAGCGAAGTCGGAACGGGCTACCGTGGCGCATACGTTGAGTTCCCTGACAAGTAAGCTATGGACCCGGCCAGCATTTGCACCTTCTGCGGCGATCCGTCTACCGGCCTGTGTCAGCGGATGCATCGGGACTGGACCATCATCCATCCGCTTGATCTTGCGCTGAACGACATCATCCGGCCAGACGGGAAGAAAGACGGAACGCTCTACACGGTTTCGAAGATCGATATCCGAAGCGACGATCCCGATGCGGTGTTGATTGAGACGAAGCAGGGACGGCATTTCACAATCCGCTACCTGGGCCTTCCAATTCTCGTCAAGCGCCTGGTGCTCTGCGAGTACCCACGCTGTGATCTTCACTGCCAGAAGTGTATGCGGTTCGCCGAGCTCGAACAAATGCACGAGCATCTGATCGGGTTGAAAGCTCAGAGCGCGAAACCTCGAAAGGTCAGGACCGTTCGAGAACCCCGAGAAGAGCGCCAACACATAAGATAGAAGTATCAGCACGGAATCCTCTGCTTGCCAATCCAGTTGAACGTCAATCCAAGCGGCACTCCATAAGTAAGACTCTGCACGTCAACCCGGATCTGATGATCTTTGGGATACAGAAGCGTTGGGACGAAGGCTCCGTTTTGAAATCCTCCGAACTGAATACGATTAAAGAACTGGTCAAGTCCAAGCACGTTTGAAATGGGGTGATTGTGGGCGTCGTAAATGAAAAGTTTGGCTGAGCTCGCATTGGTTGGAACTACTCCACCGCCGGCGAAAGCAACGGGTAATCCTCCTGTCGTTGGGGCGAGTGTTCCATTGACTGCTCCGAAACCGCTCACCGTAACGAGAGCATGGACGGCCGGATTTGCATTCGCCGCGGCGACCAAGGTTGCAATGTCTGTCGTTACCAGTCCTCCTCCATCGGTCGCAAGCTGAACTGCAATGTTTGTACCTGTCACAGTGAAGGTCAAGACTTGATTTAGTGCTGGTCCTCCCGTAATGGTCAGCGTAGATCCGTTTCCCGACGTTCCTGGCGTGTTGAAGCCCCATACGGTGCCATCTGGGACTAAGAGGCCGTCAGACACAGTTACGCTTGCAGCCGTGGTGTAAACGAGCCGCAACTCAAGCAACTCGAAGTCGTAGTCTGTCACTTTCTGAAAGATTGGCGTGATCGTTCCATTCAACCCGTCTGGCGGGAGAAATGGATTCGTCAAGGTGAATGAAGTCACGTAAGCGAAGGTCTTTGGATTGTACCGGTCGTAGGTTTGCTTGAATGGGTAGACCCCCTTGAGCCGCCGCGCACCTTGAAAGCAAAGCTGGGAGTAGATTGCCGGTGCGCCGGGGATTACGAAGCCGGTTTCTCGAAGTACCTTGTAGAGGTCGAAGCGAATGCCGCCGTTTTCGGGATAGAACAGTTCCGGCGCGATTGCAATGTCGGGAGCGCATTGTGCGAACAGAGGATCCGACTGGATGTAGTTCAACGATCGGTCCCGGACCTGAATTTTTCCTCCGCTTGGATTTACAATCGTATCCGCTCCTACAATTCGACGGAGTACAAAATCCCCATAGCCGCCGAGGATTGGTACGACTTGGTTCAGCACGTTTGATCCGTCTGTTAAGTCTGCTCCTTCGTAGATCCAACTGAAGGGTAGGTCGTAGTAGCCTGGCGGTACTGTATAGAGTTGGGGCATTTTAATTTGTCGTTGGCGCTTGTCTCAGTACTAGGCTGACTGGGCCTTGCGTCCGTGCGCGCGCTGGGCTACAGTGCAAGGCATGACCCCAGAAGAGCTTGAAGAGCGGCTGTATGATCTCGACCAGCGAATCCTTGATACGCGTCGGATGACATCTCGGATGATCAGCACACTCAAACAGCGGATTGATGACCAAAAACTCCCTGAAGCTGTGCGCCATGCCCTTGGCGGTTACTACTGCAACAATTGTTCTAGGGTGCTGTGTGAAAAACAAGGAGACATCTGCGCGGCGTGCCGCGACTTGATACTTCAGCAGAATTCTTGGGAAGCCGCCGCGACGGCCCGGCAGATCTCGTACAAAAACTTCGCCGCAGCTATCACTGATCTGACTGGCCTTCATTTTCACGGCGATTGCGCACACGCGCTGATGGAAAGCAACCCGGCGTTGAGGCAAGCGGACGATATTTGCAACCATTGTCGATATGCAATCATCCGCGCAGTGGAACGCCAGTTTCATAGCGTGCGTGCTGAAAGGCAACGTCTCTGGAGTGAACTCTGTCAATGCGGGCATCCATGGTACATCCATCATCCTGCCAATAGCCAGCTTTGCAGCGGCAGAAAAGGCCACGGCATCCATGATACAAATGCTCCATGTGTCCCGTGCGACTGTAAAGAATTCGTGCTTCAGAGCGCGAACGCCGAGAATCCGCAGCCAACGAACCGCACTTGAGAAGAGCGCCAACATAAAAGCCTACTGATTGAGTTTAACCCGGAACATCTTCTCGCCCACGAAAGCAATCTGAAGTGGGTTCGTCGCATTCGAGAGGTCCTGGATTGAAATCAGAATCTTTCCTCCTGCTGGAAATGGGTGAGAAGGGCTGAATACAGTCGGATCAGCACTTGACTGTGAAATCGCTCCCGAGTTCATGAACCCGCTGAACAGTTGGTAGCCGGTTGCATCGGTCAACAGGATTTGAAATGCGCCGGTGAACTGTGAAAGATAGAAGCCGAACAGTAGAAAATCAGCGTCAGTCTGAATTGCAACCGAGTCCTGGTTTACAACCTGCAAAGCCGTGAGTTGACCATTCGCCGGTGAGTACAGGTAAGTGTAGGGCCGTGGCTCGAATCCGATTTCGGACGACGGAGCGGGGTTGACCCCTTGAAGATAGCTTGGTGAGTACTGATTCATAGTGTATTGCATTTAGGTTCCTCTTTATGTCGTTGGCGCTTGTCTCAGTACTGTGCTAAACGGACCTTGCTTTCGTGCGTGCGCTGGGCAAGAGTGGTACTGATGAGTGAACAGCCATTTCTGTTTGGCGTCGGCTGGATTCCGATCCGCGATGGCAACACGACTGCAATGTCGCTGTTCAAGCGGCACTACACGGCGCGTGCCTTCCGTAAAATATTCCAGTTGGTTGGCCCTGGCGAGAAAACGCTTCTGCTGACTCCTGATGCACGTGCGCTGTTCGCGTGGCGCAAATTCAAAAGCGACAATGGACAGGTTGGCGTTAATTGTGCGGTCTTCCGAAACGAAGGCAGTACTTCGGGACGGTCGAGCGAACTCATCCGGTTGGCGAACGAGATTGCATGGCAACGCTGGCCCGGCGAACGCCTGTACACCTACGTTGACCCCAAGAAGGTACGCCACAAGCGCGATCCTGGCCGATGCTTTCTGAAGGCCGGTTATCGACAATGCGGAGTAACCAAGAATGGCCTGTTGATCTTCGAATGCCTGCCTCATAGCGCGAACGGCATTGAGGATCAACCGACGAACCGAAAGTGAGAAGAGCGCCAACATAAAAAGAAAAAGTAAAATGCAGGGGCAGACTCGGAGGAGAGTAACCTGCCCCATGCGTCCCTCAACGAATCGAGGGCATCGCCAAACGGCGATAGCTTACTGCACGCCTCGCGCATACAGGCCGACGAGTTCATTCAACAGAATGAGTCCCGGCCCGGACGAAGAGACGACTTGCGAAGTGTTGCCGACCAGTTGAGCGTTGAAACTCATCTGGTTTGCGATGACGAGGTTGATTTCCAAAAGGTTCATCGAGCCTCGCGACGGGTAGCCGTTGGTGTAAATTGATTCGCTTGTGCGGGTGGTGGTTCCGAAGAGTCCCCAACCGGACGAGAAGTGGCGAAGGTTCGCAAGCTGATACGGCTTCTTTCCCAGGGAGAGCTGATAGGCCCAGCCGTTGAAAAGAGTGGTCAGATCCGAGCGAAGAGCTTCTTCGTTGATGCCGACTCGGACGCCGAGAACTGCGATTGCTTCCGGCGCGTCGAGTTTTCCGTTCTGGGTCATGTTCGTTTGAGCCAAGGATTTGCCGCTTCCTTGCTCTACGTTGGTGAACCAGATGTTGTTGGTGAGTGAGATGGTCGTGCCGGCCGCGAACGTGAGTGTGTCGTAGACCGGTGTGTCCTGAACGTCGAGGGTGTCTGAAATGTAGATCTGTCCCCGGAATTGGTTGACGATGTACATTTGCTTGGCCGTGATTGCTTCCGCCGCGACTTGCGTTGCGACCGCTTGATCGGCCATCCGCGCGAGAGCTTGTTGACCGGCTGCTTGTGCGATTTGCTGTGACTGATTCATAAGTTTCTAGTTTCCCTTTCGAATTTGCGGATGCTTACGCAGCCGAAACTTGATAGGCTCCCGGATAGGCGAAGCGTCGTTCGCCACTGGGCTTGTAGGGGCCAGCTCCCTCACGGATTGGGTTGTACGGGAACAACGTCTTGCCCGGCACGAATTCTCCGAGCGAAACATGGCTTCCAATTGCGGGTAGCCAGTTGTTCAGACCGATCGAGCCGGCTTCGGCGATTCCACCGAGACCCGCCGCGGCTCCGAATTCCCCGTCCACCATACTCAGCAGCCACCATTCACCCAGAGCAATTCCGACCGACGCGAGGAATGCGTAGAGGTTGTTGCCCTTGATCCCGTCCGGAAGCATGGAGACGGCGGCTTTGTTAAGTCCGACGCCTACCAGAATTCCAGCGGCTGCCTTGCCGATACTCGCGGGGCGTGCGAGAGTGATTGACTTCGCAATCGGATTCCCCGCTCCGCGCCGGCGATGGCCCTTGCTCTTCTTCTTGCCCATGAGAGCCATCAATCGCCCGGGCGTGATGGACATGCTCTTGGTTTTTCCTTTATGGTTTTGCGCACGGGATACTGACGTGGCCCGATACGCGCTTTTTTTCTTGCCTTTGCGCTTTGCTTTTGGCACGTTACTTCTCCTTTTTGGATTCATCGGACCAAGCGTGAGCATCCACGCTGGGTTCCCAGACGGTTTGCGCCGGGGAGCGGCGCGGGACCCTTTCGGGTTTACAACTGAGGTCGTTCTGCCTACGTACATCAAATCTCCTTACAGAAAGCGAAAGGGGGCAGCCAGCGGAAAATCCGTGAGGATTTCTGCCAACGGCCCCCTTCGCGAAGGACGCTTTCTGGTTTTACGCTCCGGGTAATTACTCCGAAGCAAACTTCAATTCAAAGACCTTTACCGGACGATACTGTGAGGCCGGTCAATCGTGACCTTCACCGTTCCGCCCGCCGCGACAGTTCCCTTGCCGAGAACCGTGTAGTTCGGATTCTCCGACAATTCAAACCAGGGCGATGTAATACTGTTCCCGTCTTGGCCTTCAATCACCACTCTCGGAAAACCTTGCGTGATTTCGCCTGCGGCCAGCCCAAAGTTGTGTGTAATCACCGCCGACGTATCGCCGGCCGCACTTCCAACGACTGTGGCAATGACCATGTTCGTGACTTGCGATCCGGTCGGAGGCCCGGTTGTGATCGGATACAGGTAAGAGATTGTCACGGCGCCGCCGATGAGGGAAAACGCAGTCCAGCACTGAACGATCAACTTGTGGGATAGGTGCGGGTGAATTACGATGGCGACACCGATTGTCAAAATACAGAGCAGTGCCACCAGAAAACCGATAGCGTGTTTCTTGTTCAAGTTCATTTTGTCCTTTCGTCCTTTCGCTCCCGATTAACGGGCTATTGCAAAACCTTCCATTTCAAACTCGTGTGAACCTTCTTCCGGTTCAATGTAATTCTGCGACGGCGTGAGGCCGACATACTCCAAGTGCTGCATTTCAATCTTCCAAGCGCAGGCCGGTTTGATTCCCAGCTTTCTGAGTCGCATGAAGAACGAGTGATCCTCGCCCTTGCCCGGATAGCGGTCAAACGGATTTTCGTTCAGTTCCGACGTGATGCGTTCAAAGACTCGACGGCGAACAAGCAGGCAACCGCCGCCGGCTGAACTGACTGGAATCAGATCCTGGTTCCGCGGCCACTTGGCAATCGTCTCGTGTTTTTCAGTCTCCGGATTCCAGACGTACAACACTGGAAAGTGCGGAGGCGACTTATAGCAGTAAATCCCCGTGAGTACGTCCACGTCATACCGTGTCATGGTCATCACGAGACGTGCGGCCATGTCCGGCTCAAAGGCGACGTCAGTGTCGAACATCAGTAGCCAGTCTCCCTGCATTCTGGACACGAGCTCGTTTCGTGCCCAGTCGTGCAAGCTGAGCTTCGTTTTCTCTGCGAGTACATGCTCGTTCGGCTGGCACAATGCTTCTTTGGTGTAAGAGAGCATGTTTCCCCAAGACCAAGCGAACGGTTCCGGTAAGCTCATCACCCCACCCATGTAGCCGATCGTACCGATGAGTTTCTGATGGGTCAGCATGCGACAACTCCAGTTCCAACCTCACCCCATACGTAGGCAATTCGCGCGTAGTTCAACACGTTGAGACCGGCTTCACAGATCCAACTGAATAGTTCTTTCCGTGAAATACAGCGGTGATGATAGGCGAAGATTCCCGGCGCGTACCACTTGTTTTCTGGTGTGATCGGAGGTTCTGTTTCGCGTCCCTCGTCCCTGCGGTGATCGTGGGGCATGGTAATGACGACTCGGCCGCCATGTTTCATTGCAGTCCGCGCCTGGCTGAGTGCTTTCACCGCGTCATCGTGTTCCATGTGCTCTAGGATTTCACCAAGTACCACTGAGTCAAAAACTCGTTTGAACGGAAGCGAACGGGCGTCTGCGAAGATATGTATAGGCAATGGTAGCCCGGTATGATTATCGGTCGCGAATAAGTCGACGTTGACTCCTCCTGTTTGGGCGAATCCTGCTCCGTCTGTGTTTGAGCCGACATTCAACACTTTCCCTTTCGCATAGAGACGTTGAAAACTGAACTGATCGCGGTACACTGTCGTTTCAAAGTTCATGCCGCGACCTCGACTTTCATGTCGTGACGCGCCCAACCAATCCACTGATCGACGAACAGTTCCCAGCCGAATGCTTCCAGCGCCCAGGGCATCATCTCTTGGCGGATTGATTCTTGTCTCTGAGGGTCGAGCGCCATCCGGATGAGTTCCAGCACGTAACGAGATCGAACCACTTCGTTTTTCAAGTTGCCGTCGATAAAGACGCCATGCTTTACGTTCTCAGACACCGCCCAGGTTGGACAGGTGATCGGGATTGCTCCACAGGCTTGCGCGTCCATGCACGTGATACACGATGTTTCGGTGAAGTTCGACGGATGGCACCAGATTCCCGATTTGAGCCACTCCTGCAGGAGTACGGGTTGTCCGGTGCGTCCATGCCATGTGACGCCGGGTTGATTGAGGAGTTCTTTCAGCCGTCTTGTGTTTTGTCCGACGCGCGAATCCTCGCCGTAGTGCTTCACTACCTTGTCGATGTTGTCGAAGCCGTAGAACACGTGGAGTTCCAGGTCCGGAACAATTTCCTTTGCCCTTGGGAAAATGGAGAGCAGGTATTCCATTCCTCGATCTGGGGAGCTGGCGTACATCAAACGTCGCAGATTGCGCTCGGGTGGATTCTCGAGAAGCTGAGAGATTAGTTCACTCTTGATGCCGTTCGACGAGACGAATACTTTATCCGCCGTGTAGGGATAGCGATTGCGCAAGTATTGAGCGTGCGTTTCGCACAACGCGATGATGCGTGTGAGCTTGGCGCACCGCTCTGGCGTCAGATTATTCTCTGGGCGAACGTAGTCTACGTCTTGGCAGACTAACCAGATTGGACGGTCAGTTAAAATCTCGTCGATCACGGCAGGTTGACGATAGATGACCCATATTCCATCTGAGTAAACACTCTCATCGCTGAAGTGTCCACGGTCGGAAGCGAACTGGGAATGCAGCCACAACACGCCTTCATTGACGCCTGAACGGTATTCCGGTATTGGCGCCCATGATGTAACAACATGACCACGGGCCGCAAGCCGGCGCGCCATTTCAATATGCGATGTCTCTGATCCTCCAATCCCAACGCGGTCAGGATTAGTCCAGTCCCACGGCTCGAATGTCGGATGGCTGTAAAAGTTGAATCTCATCCTGTAATCCCAGGGCTTGCGCCAATGTCTCTTCTCGGAGGAGCGATGTAGTACCGTCCCCCGGCTACCTTCATACTCTTGGATCTAGGAAAGTAGAGTAACACGGGACATATACCGCGCGATCCTTCTTTCCCAAACTCGTGGTGGAAATCTTTCTCGTCTTTGCCTTCGAAGCTCTTGCGAGTCCGGTAGGTCAAGTTGACAATCGTTCCGATCAGCATGTGATCATGCTCGTCTGCCTTGGTCAGTCCGATTCGTTCTGTTGGTAGCGATTGGTCGCCGCCGTGGAAGAAAAGCTGACGGCGGTCCTCAGAGCAAGTCACTTGCACTACATCGGCAAGCGAAGTTTTGGGTTCGAAGATCCAACTTGCATCGGCAGCTTCAGCTTCTTTGGAATAACGGACCTTCAACGGTAAGAATTTCTCAGGGTCGAAGCGGAAGCCTTTTGCGATCAGCGGAACTGACTTACCGTTCTCAGGGAGAACCACGTCGATACACACGAGCTGTCCCACTCCAACCGTGACCGAGTGGAAGTACTCCTGAGAAGTGTACTCAAGTACTTCCTTTGACGGGAATCCGTGGAATTCTTCGTAGACTCGCTCTGCCGCGCCGATTGGGTTCGCACGTCCAGTCTTTGGATTTGGACGGAACATCACTTCGTGGAGCCTGAGTCTAGCCCATGCCATCGCAACTGGCAAGCCATCGAAGTCCTGATGCGTAGAGTACGTCCCCTTTTTGATGTCCACGGTGAACTTGTGCGCACCGACTTGCTTTACTTGCGCTTCGGCACTTCCGGCCTTGAGCGTGGCAATGTGAACGGGATTCCCACGGCCAACTGTTTTTTGACAGACCGCGTAGGGGCTTGCGGTGCAGGACTTGGAAACCTTCGTCACGCAACGGTCGAACTTCCCACCTTTGGGATTAGACGAAGTTTTCTCAAAGCCAAAATTATATCCCTGCCTGAAGGCGATCCTGTATGCGGGAGCAACATCAGGAAAACGTCGATCCGCTTCATCGATCAGCCAACGGTCGCCACGATGGGCATGTTTAGAGCGTCGGTCTTTGATCCCCAGTAAATGTCCTGCCTGGTAGATTTTGGACTGCCTGTATTCACTTTCCCGTCCATGCCGGGTTCCTAATAGGCTAGGGTTAACGTTGATCTTAGTTGGCCGGATTGTAATTGGGTTCCGCTGCATGACCTTTTTGAACAACGTATCGAATGAATCCCCCGCCCGCTCGTGACGCTTGACTTGCTGTTTGGCTTCTCTCACGCTCATACCCAAACCTGCAAGTGCGTTCACTACGTCTTCGGCTACCTCGCTCGAAACCTCCTTTCCGCGCTTCTCAACGCGTTTACGCTCCGCAACGCTTTCACCCGTCTCGACTCCCTTGCGATAGGCCCGCTCGAATTCTTTAAGAGCTTCCGGTCCCCAGGATTTATAGCGAACGCTCCAGGCTTTAAATTGGTGAGTGTCGCCTGATTTCCGGCCGGCAGACTCAGCGATTCGCGCAACGTCGCGGCGAGACTGTCCACGCTGCTTGTGAACAGTAGTCTTACTCCCGAAGCCGAAAAGATTATTTGCACGTTTCAGCGGCGTCTCCGTCCCTTTCCGCTGCCAGAGGGCCACAACAAGACAACAGCCGCTCCAGCAACCGCACCAGCCGCAAGATAACCTAAGGGCATCCCAATGATCATGTGTGAGTTGAGTGATGTCCACGCATCACTGATCGTGGTTGAGATGTCCCCCATTCCACCGCACTTTCCGCCGCATCCGCAACCGCCGCTACAGCCTGAGAGTCCTTCTCGGATAGGGTTATACGGGAAAAGTGTTTTGCCGTGGACGAATTCCCCGAGTCCCGCGCGCGCAATGCCTTCGCGAATCGGGTTGTAGGGGAAGAGCGTTTTTCCTGGCACGAATTCGCCCAGTCCAGGCAGTGCATAACCCGACGTTCCTGTGAATGGGTTGTAAAAAAACATCGTCTTGGCGTGTACGAATTCGGCAATGTGACCGCGATGAACTCTCATTATTTCCTCGTCACCATCAAAATTAGGAATACAGCCGCTACTCCGAGGCCGATCTGTAGACCGTATTGGGACATGAAGCTCGGAGCGCAGACGTTTAAGTCTGGGTCCCACTTTCCCCCAGTTGAGATGCAGGCCACCTGTGCGTTTCGGATTGTTGACGGGTCTGCACTCGGATCGCCCGGTTGCGCAATGTTGCCGGTTGTGTTGCCGGAGATAATCAGATTCATCCGGCATTTGTTTTCAGTGAGGTTGTCGATCCAATACGGCAGCCAGCCTGCCCGGTTTGCGTCGAAGCAGGTTTGATCGGGATACTGACCGAGGGAAACTCTCATGAGGCCCTCAACACATCCGCGACGTGCGGACGACCGTCTTTCCAAATCACCTCTATAAACAGCGTCTCTTTACTGACTGGATCGCAGTGCTGGCAGACCGCGTAACCATTCGCATACGCCTTGCTGTCCACGGTTGATTTGTCGTACGGGTCAACGAATCGCGAGAATTCTTTCGGCTTGTCGCTCCGGTGCATGGTTGCGGTTTTCAACACATTGTCTTTGATGACGACCTTGCACGATGATTCTTCGTAGATGTGCCGGCAGACCAAGATTGTGTCGCCCTCGCGGAATGGAGATTTCATCCGACCCTCCGCTTCCGATCAAGAATCCGCGACATCAGATCACCGAGCATCGGATTCGATTCAATCACGTGCTCCAGAGCTGCTTCGGTCGCCGCGGAGAGTGTCCGCTCCAGCATCGACTGTACGTTGAGTTGAATTGCATCCGTTTCCTGTTGATAGGGAGATGGATATGCGCGGGATTGCCGACGCGTGAACGGATCGATTGGGATTGGCCGGGGGATTGACGCGTCGTACTCTTTTTTCTTCTCTGGATCGGACAGGACATCGTGAGCGAGGTTCACAAGCACGGCCATCTGCGCATTGGGCGACGTTCCGTTATCGGGATGGTACACGCGCATCAGCGCTTTCCAGGAAGCCTCGATGATTTCAGGCAATGCCGACTCCGAGATTTGAAGAACTTGGTAGTGCGTCATTTCTTCACCAGGGCCATTAAGACCACAAAGAGAACAGCACCGCCGATGACAATGTAGGTAGCGGTGTTGTCCTGTGTCGTACTCGGACTTTGATTGTCCCCGAGTTGTTGGGCGAGTTTCAGTTTTGCCAAAAGGATTGCCGGTGACGTTTGCGCGGTCGATGCTTGACACGGATCGTTCGGATCGACAATCCCCTGCATCTGTTTCACTGACGGGCAGACCGATTGGCCGATTGTTTTCGTAAGAGCAGCGGTTGCTGGGTCAACGGCGATATCCGGAATGATTTGCGCAAGACACGTCGCTTGCTGTTCTTCGGTCAGCGGCCCGACGAAATTGACATCACACGGACTCACGCCGAGACCTTGTAAGCCGAGTTGTAGTTTCGGAGTCAGCATGCCGCCGCTTTCAACGCTTTCACAAACGTAAACTCTTGGCTGTCGAGAAGTTGATAGAAACATTCCCGCTCTGCCGGTAGTAGGCGGTTGAACGCGAGAACTTCCTCGGGGTTCAGATCATAGGTTGTGACGTGACTTTTCATTTCACTTCTTAACGACGAGCGCAACCCCCAGAATTCCAGCCAACAACCAGAACCACTGAACCGTGGGAGCACAGACTGAACTCCCGGTTCCTTGACATCCACTGACTGCTGAATAACATCCTTTCTTCCATGTGTAGCAGGGCATCAGACTATCCTCCTGCGATTGATGAGATACGCTGGAATGCGATGCGGCGCACCCAGTCCTGAGAGCCCGGCCGTTTTCCGAGCTGCAACGTAACTTGCCGCAGTCATCGTTTGCGAATTGTCAGCCGTTTCGAGATTGGCGACTCCTGCTTGAATCTGCTGAAGCACAGCATTCCATTGCCACACGTTGTAGAGCGTCGATGGAGTTGCCGAGCCAGCTTGAATCAGCGAATCGGCAAGACTCTGCGGCGCAAGCCCTGGTTCAATGGGTATCGGTCCAGGCAGAATCGGGACAGGCGGCATTGGGTCAATCACTTTTACTGGCGGGAATGGTATAAAATCCGGGACCGCCCCGGACTCGCATGCATTTGCGATCGCTTGAAGCTGTTGTAGACTTAACTTTTGAATCGCGGCAGACGCGCCGATTGAATCGCCGCCCCATGCCGTCAGCACATTCTGCTTCCATTTATCCATACACTTCGCTGGAGCGCCGGTTGGGCTAACGCTTGGATTAACAGTTACCGGAGCCTTAGGCGTTCCCCCTGTTCCACCCGCATTAATCGCACCGGCCGGAACCTGCACACTTGCACTTGAGAACACCGAATTGTACAAGCCACAAGCGCCGCTCGAATCGGACACGGCGCAGGTTTGTTGAAGATGCTTGTAGTACAAATACAAACCGGCGCCGACAGCACCGAAGATCACGAAGGGCATGTAGTCACCGGACTTCATTGAATCCCCCACGGTGAATGCATTCCAGCAAGACGGGGATAGGCCGACGGATAGGAGATTCGTACGTTACCCAATCCTTTCGCTTGTCGCGCTGCTACGTATTGCGCCGCAGTCATCGTTTGAGAATTATCCGCCGTTTCTAGATTCGCGGAACCTAGCTTGTACTGGTTCATGACCGCGTTCCATTGCCAGACATTGTAGAGCGTTGTTCCTGTTCCCCCGCCAGTTTGAATGAGTGCATTGATGAGACCGAGGGGTAATGATGCTTCGGCAGGCGGTGCAGGTATCGCCGCAACGGCTTTGACTTGTGTTGGCGAGATCGCCGGAGCTGCGGGGAGTACAGCACTGGAAGTTCCGAACCACTGCGCCCAGTATCCATTTTTCTGAAGCCAGTCGTACAACAGGTAGGCTCCGGCTGCGACAGCGAGAATCTTGATGATGTTTTTCGAGTCCATCACCGCCGTCCTTTCAGAAGCAAGAACGCACCGAGAAGAATTGCAGCCGATAGAAGCGGGTTGTTCGCAATCGCTCCATTCAGATCGCACCACAGTGAACACTTGGAACTCGCTGGAACTTGAGGCTGGAGTGCTTCCGTGATACTCGGCATTGGGTTCGAGACATTCTGCGGCGTCAACACGGGCGGGAACTTCTGAGAGATCGCCGCGGTAGTCACGGCTGGCGCAACCTGAGCGTTCGGACAATACGGCTTACACTCTGGAGCGGAGCAGCTTTTCACGCCGGCGTATCCATTTGAAGAGCACTGATACTTCTTCGCCATGTTCAGAGGATCGGCACCGCACATGGTTGGGAGACACGATTCGTACGTCACCGATGGATCGATTGAGGACACGAGCGGATACTGTCCGTCTGAGGTGCGCGTGATGTCGCCAAGTGAAACTCTCACGACTGACCGCCCTTCTGCAGTTCATACCGAAGAGCGAGAATCCCCGCCGCAATTATCCACTTCGCCGGCGCTTTCACGAACAACATCGTGGCTGCAATTGAACCCCAGTACACCCACTCCATCTTGTCATTGAGGTCAACTTTTCCAATGAACGGAACACACGTATCGAACGATGGAAGATTGGACAGTGTTGCAACTCCCGGTCTCATTTCCGACTCCAGAAGTACAGTGCAAGGCCCGCAGCTCCGGCGAGAAGTAGCCAGTTGGGGATTGATCCGATGCTTGTGGTTTGCAACCAGGCCGAGATATCGAATGTGGCCGACGCGCTAGGGACTGGTGCTGGAGTAGGTTGTACCGATGCAAACATTGTCGCTGGAATTGGAGGAGGAGTTTTACCGGCGTTACATGCCGCCGTGACTGACGCGGCGTAAGTAGCGTTTGCGGGATTATTAAAGGCCATTGCAGCCTTCTGTAAATCTCCTCCAGCCGCGCGAATTAAATTCATTCTGAAATTCCACTGGCATTGCCGGACGGCTTCAGCAGCAGCTAACTGATCGGCGGAAAGCGGAGATACTGGCGGATCAACCGCAAGTCTCGCTGGTCCAGGATCATTGTTCAACGCTGATCCGCCATCAACTGGAATACATCCCGCCGAAGGCAGCCATACCTGATTACAGGAACATCGAGGATCAACAGCCAAATACGGATCATAAATTGGTCCCGGAAGATAATCTGGACCAGGAAGACGTGGCACAAGTGGATCAGATGCAAAACTGAACTGAGAGAAAGCGGGACTTGTGCTGGTTACATTCACTGCGCCGATAGGAACTCTCATTTGCGCGTCCCCAAATAGATTGCAAGCCCAACACCTGCGGCGATGAGTGCCCAGTTAGGAATTGAGCCAATGCTCTGCTCTTGCAAGAATGCCGATAAGTCGAATGTTGATGTCCCTAGCTTGCCGCCCGTGCCGCTCGATGGCGGATTCGGATTTGAACTTCCTGGCGCAAGAGACTTCGTTGGCGGAACACTAGCAGTATTCACCGGAGGAGCGTTCGTTGCCGCTGCGATCTGCTGCGTTGTGGGCTTCAATGGCCCAAGTGCGGCGTCGATTGCACTTTGAACCTGATACTGAGTTGCCGGAACAAAGACCGTACCTCCAGTTGGATTCACTAGCGTCGGATCGGGCGCATTCGTGAATGGCGACGGATTAAAGACGCCCGTTTTCAAAGCGGTGATTGCGGTGTTCGTCGGACCGCCTGGTAACCCGTATTGAAAGTGGAGAGCGCCTGTCAGTGGATCACATTCCGGCATGGAGTTGCATCCACCATCTGTTCCGTCTGCGTACAGGCACCAGTTCTTTGACAGGTCCACTACGTGACAGCCTTGCGCTTGCGGGTAGTCTTTCGCCACGACTGGAATCAGTGATTGAAAACGAGACAGGATGCAATGCGGAGGATCAGTCCGCGTATCCATCACGTATCCGTCTCCACAAACTCCATCAGCGAGTCCGAGTAGGCCACGCGATAATCTCACAGCATCACCGCCAAAATAATTAAGGCCGCAACTACCAGAAGCGGTGCGAGGTTCGTATTGGATGAAGGAGAACCGCTGGATAGTTGGCTTACGTCGACCGCAATCGGATCATCCACCACATTCGGATCGTTCGCAATCGGATCGCGGTATCCCACGAACCAGTTCCAGCAAACGTTACCAGAGCCTGCCGCTCCACCCTTACCATCATTTTTCCAAACACAAGCACCGGGCTGACGGTCTGAAATACAACGCTGCCCAGCTTGCGCGAGAGACGGATCTGAACAGGCTTGCTGAAGAGCTCTCCATGCCGTATCGAAATTATTCAGTGCCGCTTGCTGAAGACTTCGGTAGTGAACCGGAGCGGACATGTAATGCTGAAGGTTTTGCGCCATCACGGGTTCAAGTTTATTCGCAATATTAGTTGCCGCCGTGCAAGTTACTCCGCAACCGTGGAATAAGTTCGCTACGAGAGAACCGACCGCAATCAATCCGCCGACCGCAGCACCAACAGGACCGCCTACCACACCGAGTGCCGCGAGAATTCCAACTGTGGTTGACGCACCAGTAGTCACAATCGCATTGATCTGCTGAGGCGCGATGTCTCCCAGTCCATAGAATCGGTATGGACTCCAAGAGTAGTGCTCGAATTGTGCTGCTGCCGGCATTACTTCTTTCGCTTTGCGGCCTTTCGTTTCTTCTTTGTGGACTTGCGGTTATTGACTGGCTTCCCTTTTGCCTTCACCTTCCGCTTCTTCTTCGGGTTGCGCTTTTTGGCCCGCTTCTCCGTGAGGACAACATCGACAGTTCCGTTCGTGTTAAAACGGACCCCCTTCACGTTCGGATCGTCCACTTTCAACATCCGGCCGCGCGGTATCTTCGGTTGAGCCATCTAGCGTTTCCTCTTTTTAGAATTGATTCTTGACATGGTTCGTCCTTCTCCGCGTTTGCCTCGGGTCTTGCGCCAAACCGAACCAGTAGAGAGCCGCACAGTGTCGCCAACCTTCAACTTCTTGGCCCACTTCATTAGTTCAGCGTTGAGAGTTAGGCTGGACGGTTTCGCTTCGTGATGCGGATTATTCCTACTTGGCACGAATCGACCGCCTACCAACTTACCCGGTACTGCTTTCTTCAACCGAAGGCCCGCCATATCAGAACGGCAAACTGTCTTGACGACCAGTCGGACCGTACCGCTCCCTTCTGGTTTCCCAAATCTGCTTTGCGAACCGGCTACGTGTTCCCGGAGAAGTCGCATGCAGTAGTGCGACTGCGGACTTGACATTACCCGGGATTGCGCCTCGGACGATCTGTACTGCGCTGAGATACTGGCCGAGTGAGCTTGCGCCGGTTGCTGTGGGATTGAACTGTTGCGTTTTCTTTCCAAGTCCCGCCTTGCGCATCACGTTCCCAATTCGGACATTACAACTTCGGCAGGCCCGAGCGAGATTCTTTACGTCGCCGTGCGATTCGTGGCCGTCAATGTGGTGACGGTCTCGTGCTCTGGGGCTTCCACAAGCAAAGCAGCGTTTATCGAGCGGGATATTCTGTGCCCGGTACCGCTTCGCCCGATCGGTGATTGTATGAACCGGCTTGAAACGTCCGTTCACGACAAGGCCCGGAGTTACTTTCAATACCCGGAGACTCATTTCTTCATCACCATCATCAGGAGTACGAGTCCGGCAACAGCGGCGAGTCCCAACGGAATTGCGCTAGAGCTTACTTGTTGCGCGGTGAGTCCAACGCCACTCGCCGGCAAGAACTGTCCTGTGGCCGGATTGTAGACAAGATTCGTTCCAGGAACGATACCGGGCGTTGAAGTCTGACGGAAAATATTAAGGGCGCCGGAAGCCGATGCTGCAATGATCTTCGCGATCTGATCTCCGGTTAGTCCGGGATTCTGGGCTTGTAATGACGCCGGCGTGAAATTCAATCCAACCGCACTTGTGCCAGCCGGAAGGTAGGACGTGATGTTTCCAGCGTCGTCATACACGGGCGTCGGCGTGTTTGGAACGATAGGCGTTCCCCCCACTGAAGGATCTCCGAAGAACGTTAAATCGACAGTTGAGTTCTCGTCTCCGAGTCCTCGTGATGGAATCTGAAACATCATGCCGCACGCTCCATTGCCTTCAATCCGAAGTACGCACCGGCGAAAAGGCCAGTGGCGATCGCCAGTTCACAGAACTTCTCGCCGTACGTCATTTGAACCGGCCACTCTTTTAGCTTTCCGAGATTGGGGCATTCCCAGCCGGGATAACTTCCGTGAGAGAAGTCGAGCGGGATTCGTTGACTGTTCAAATACGCCGCGAGGTAGACATGGCTGAATTCTTTCGGAACCGCTTCGTTCGCAGTTACCGTCACGAGCGAGATCGGAATTCCTAAAACGAGGAACATGCATGCGGCGTACAATTCAAACCCGTCGCAATCTTCGACCCCGATTCCTTTCATCTGAATCAGGAGCGATTGATCGCACGGCCGGATGAATACTTCAATTGCGTCTTGCTTGCGGATATCGGAAGTGTCGAGCTGCGCCGCGGTTACTTCGTCGCGCTGGAAACGCATTGACTGTTTAATCAGTTTCCATATCCCCGAGACTGGATCACCTCCTCCAATCTGAATTGCCCGCTGCGCATCGTTCCAGATTCCTGGACAGGAACGCGCGTCCTGGCGGATGTAGGAAATCATCTTGCGGATTGTCGCCCGTACTTGTGCGTCTGGCGAATCGGGTAAACGGTCGAATGAGTAGCGTACGTTCTCGCCGAAGGCGGGATGATAGGCCGTTTGCACGTTAGGGGAAGAGTACAACGTTAACTTGCTTTCCGTCAAGCACTTGTTATATGTATAGTAAAGTTCGGATGTCAAAACCAGATTACGAGACCGCAACGCCGGTCGACGTAGCCGCTGGCTACTCGAAACAGCCTCAGGATACGCCACAGGCGCGCAAGAAGGCCGCGAAACTTGGCGCGAAACTGCGCGGGAAGACGATTCTACCGAAACCTCCGGCCGCAAAAACGACACCCGAGAAGTTTTTCGCCTGGATTGACGGTTTCAACGAAGAACAGCGGGGCAAGGCGCAGGTCCATGCGTATCGGGAGTGGCCCGTCATCAACAAAGAACTGATTGGAGAGCATCGACCGAAACTTTTAAAGGAATTCCAAGAGGATTTCCCATTCACCGCTCTGAACTGTGAAGAGTTTTTTTTGAGCCAGCCGGAATGGGGCGGCTCCGGCAAATACAAACTGATGGTGACGGAGATGGGCGTGCCTGGAATGATCTCCATGACCCGGTTCTCGCTTGAGGACGAAGCCTATCCGCCATTGGTCGATCCGAATATTTTAGTCGCTGGACATCCTGACAACGCCGGTTACATTTCAGGACTCCGGGCGAAGGGTAAGCGATTGCCGTTTGACGACCCGGCGGGACAAGCCGCCGAGAAAGCACAAGAGGAAGAAATGAGCGTAGCTGCCGCTGCCGTACAAAGTCTCGCTGAAAACAACGAGCGCCTGACCGAAAAGAATATGGAGTTGCTTGATAAGTTGGGCGACCGCAACGATGAAACAAAAGAACCGCCGAACACGATGGTTCAGGATGCAACACTGAAAATTCTGGATGTCGGTCTCGGTATGGTGAGTAAGCAAGTGGACGCGATGTCGCGCGAATCGGCGAAGTCCTTCAACCCGATTGAAATGCTGAACAGTGCGGTGGGACTCGCGGAAAAACTAAAGTCGAACGACTCGGCGGGAATCCAGTACATCGAACTTGCGAAAACGATGATGGACTCGCAATCCAAGATGCACGACGTGCTGTTGGCGAACGCGAGAGAGGAAAAGGAATTCTGGCGCGAACGGGCAATCAAGGCATCTGAACAGCCGGCTCCGGTCGTTAATCCGAACGGCATCGACTCCGCAATGGCTGAGATGGAAAAGGTAAAACGTTTCGCTGAACTAATGGGATTCTCGCGCCGCAACCGGGAACCGGAACGTGAGGAACCCGCCGAGCCGTCGCTACTCAAAACCTTGGGAAAGTCGATTGCCGAGAACCCGGCCATTCTCACAACTGGACTTGGTTTATTGAATTCAATTTTCTACAACGCTGTCGTGATGTTCAAAGGCGGCGAACCGAAGTCAACCGAGAATGTACTTCGGGAAGCACAGCAGCCTCAGCCCGCCGTCGCGCAACCACAGACAAACGCTCGGCCGGCACTGACGAAAGAGCAGAACGATCAAATGTTCGTTGACTGGATAGAGAAGTCTTTCCTTGCTCACTTCCACGATCCGAACCAAATGGGGCTTGACGGCTACTCCTTCGCAGCACTACTTCAGCGAATGCTCATTGACGGTGGAGCCGTTACAAACGAAGGTATGACACTGTACAACAGCATGCGGCAGGAGGGTATGCAGTCCTTCGACCAACTCATCCGCAAATCTCATCTCTGGTCTCAACTACAAGCCTTCTCGTTACCCAATACGAATGAGCCGAAGAAGAAACCAAAGTACGTTCAGTTTCTCGAAGAGATCTTTACTTACCCTGAGTGGGTTCAACTTCAGCAGAGTCAGGCGAACTGATTTTCGATTGTCTTTATGTGTTGGCGCTCTTCTCATCGGTCGATGACGGTCTGGAAGAGTTTGCGTTCGCGCTATCGGCTTCTAGTTTCTCGATCCTTGCAGTCAGGTTAGAAATCTTGGACCGCAGTTCGGCTATATCTTCTTCCATCCATTTAATATGCGTAAGCAATTAGAGCAGGGCCTCCATTTCAGGACATTTGAATTTCATTGCAGCGTGCTCCATCTCATCTCAATAATCGAACTGGCGGGCCACGGCGTAGTGGGCTTAACGATTACGTGAGCATTCCACCACGTTGTAGGCTGAGCGTCCTTCGGATCAAACGTGATGTTGTAGTCGGCGTAGATTAGGGGTTGCCGGTCCTTCGTGATTGTGAAAACCGCTTGCGGATTCCGGCTGGTGTTGATCGTTTCCCCCACCAGCGTCCAGGTTCCATCGGGCAGCATGGTTGCATTGCCGATGTGCTCGATTATTTGCTGTTGATTGACGGCCCCTATTCCAGGTGGTCCTTGTGGACCGACTGCGCCCTGAAGTCCTTGCGGTCCCTGTAATCCAACTGGGCCTTGGATGCCAGGTGCTCCAATCGGACCAATTGCGCCCGGTGGCCCGGTTGCACCTTGAGGACCCGGAGGACCTTGCTCACCAGTTGGTCCTTGCGTCCCGATGGCTTTTAAGAACGGAAACGACGGCTGAGACTGATCGAGAGAGATACTGCCAGCCGGATCAAGCGCAAAGAATGTAGCCACGCTCGGACTTGTGTAGCCGATAAAGAACGGGCCTGACGGTGTAAGACCGCTGGTAACGGAAGGCTGTCCTAAATTCACCGGGTTCGCGCTAAAGATCGCAAAAGGAGGGACGGGCTTAGGTTGTGCCTGGGGTTGTTGAACCGAAGCCCGAGCTTGAGGAATTGGAGGAATTGAGGGTGGACTGATTGAGGTGTGGGTACAACCAGAGAGTACGAGAGCGAGTAGGGCGATGTGTGGTTTCATATTTTCGCGACCGTCACGCCGGGATGATCTTGCACGAGAGCGAGTAACTCGTCAGGTGTTTCCATGTGCCGCTTTCGTAGGATGTCGGAGAACTTCTTTGCAAGCCGGCTCTCGGCTTGTGCAACCCGGCGTTCCACTTCCTGCTCGATAATGTATTTTGTTTTTGCGAACGACACACCGCCGTTGCGATGGAATTCCCAGCGGCATTTTGGTTGGCAAAACCTGTGATCCTCACGAGTCTGAAGATACTGTTCGGCGCAGTTTGTACATCTACTTTTCCGTGGTTTAAAATCGGCCAAGCGACCTCCTGAAAGGAAAGTATATCAAAATCTTGTTGTCTAGCGTGTATGGACTACGTACACGCGAGTACGGACTACTAAAATCGCCCTATTTTTCGGCTGAGACTACTGGATTAGCTTCGGTTTTGGTAGAGGGAACGGTTTCGCGTCCGATCCAGCGAGTTGCCGGAACTCTTCGTATCGCCGGTTATTGTCTTCCAGTTCTTTCGCGAAAAATTGTGCTTCGAGGTCTGAGGCTCGGTAACCGGGAGTAGTGCAGTAGGCGGCGACTCCATCGGCGGGTGTGAATTGTGTGCAGAAGAGTCCCCGGAGTTCCGGAAGTCCTCCGTTTCGTTCCCAGTCACGAATTGATCCGCATGCCGCTGCTGTGAGCCATTGGAGTTCCGTTTCTGTGTTTACGAAACTTGAAAGATGTCTCGCGATGATCGCCTGCGCGATGTCGTCCTTTGGAAAAAATGGGATCAGGAGTCCCATTGCGTGAACTGCTTCGACAAACTTCTCTTCGGTTGGTTTCATTGTGCGCTCCGTTCTCTCGCCATAGCTAATTTTCGTTCGAGGTCCTGACTGCTATTGGGCTTCCGTGGGATGTCTCTCGCCAAGTGCTGGTTGAGGGCTTGTAGTTGTAGTTGGTCGATATCGAGAGTCTCCCACAGCCCTGCTGTTTTTTGCCGTTCGAATTTGGGTAGGCTCTTTACAATTTCTGAGACGGGCATGTCTGGATATTTAGCGTGGAACTTAACGCGAATCCGTTCACAGAGTTTCCGGCTAGGAACTCCAAGCCCTACCGATGCGGAGTGAATTGCAAACTCTTGGTATTCCTGGTCGGAAAGCGGTGCGGTTAACGCAAACTCCTGGGGTTGATCTTCTGCTTGTGGGGTGGGGTCTACTACTTCCTCCGGGGGGTTGGGGGGTAGTAGTGGTCCACCCCCCTCTAAAGTCTCAACCTGGGATTGGTAGTGGTAGTGGTGGCTATCCTGAAAAAATGGGGGGGCTATGGGCGATTCTGGGACGACGGTTAATTTTTGCCTGCGGTCCTTCCAGCGGATCTCGGCACCTTTCTTGCCTGCTTCCCGTGACTTAGCCGATTCAACTTCGGCTTCCTTTCGCCTCTCGTCGTCTCCTATGTAAAACAGTAGACCGTCGATTTCTGTGAATTTTTCACTCAAAATACTCCACAGTTTGATGAAGCGGTTGCGCGTCAATCCGGACTGTTTTGCGATGCGAATCAGAGCGTCTTCGGTAGCCGGGATGCCGTTATGTGCCGCTGCGTACCAGCGTAAGCGCATCGTCAGGCCGATCTCTTCGCAGGTGTTTCCCTGAAACTGAAACACCTCGTCGGCGTGAAACACCCGGCTCCACGGATTACGTTTCGGTTCGGCGGGGGTCACATTGACCTCCCTGCGAACAGTCGGCTAACCTCGGTCTCCAGTCCATCGCCAGGTTGAATCGCTTCCAACTTCTTCATACCTTCGACTCCGAGGAATCGTGCGCATCGGTCGCACACCGGCCTTCCAATCGTCTTCTTTCCTCCGCATCCACTTAGGCAACGTGGAGACTCCAGGAGGTCGTAGTCGATCTTCAGTTGAACTTCATTCACCGGTGAGAACCATGGCTCGTGTTTTGGTTTATGAAAGAGAGTGTTCACTTCAATTTTCCTTTCTTCGTCTTTTTTGGTTGGCGCTCTTTTCGGCTGCTGTTCGTAGGTTGATCCTTGGCGGCGTTCGCGCTCTGAAGCACTTCGCGGTCGTGTGCCAGATCTAATTCCATTACGCGTTTCAATCGGCGGTCGCGAAATGTATCGTCTGATTCTCCCGGTTCCCGTTTTTGAGAAGCTTCTCTGTGTGCGCGTTCCAATAAAGCGCTGTAGGCAGTGGGGGAAGCGTTATAAGGTAGAGGTGCGGCGGGCTGTGTCGGCGGATCGCCCGGCTCACTCAACGGATCAAGTCCAATCGGCTGTTGAAACTGTTGCAGGTTCTGCTGGAGTCCAATCTCGGTTTCGTTCGCCACTCGCATAGCATCGTCCAAAACTTCCGTAGCGTGCTGCATCGATGCTCGATCATTGGGATCGTAAGCGGTCGCGATGAACGGTGGTTCGAAGGCTGGTGTTGAATCCAGCACGTCGAACAGTGTTGGGCTGGTGACTTTCACTTCGGCTGCCCGGCAGTAGGAAACTCCGTCGTGAAAATAATCGGCGTTGAGTTCAATTCCGAAGCCTCGCCGTTGTTTATTGACTGCAACGTAGGGGACGGTGAAGATTCCAGCGAACGGGTCAAGTACGAGTTCGCCGGGATTGGAATACCGTTCAATCAATCGCTCTACTACATCGAGCTGTAAAGGACAAATGTGCTGCTCAAGCCGGCCGCGCGACTGTTCTGTGTTCAGCGTGCGCATGCGCGTCACGTCGTCCCATACCCATTCACTACCGGGATTCGGCGGGTCGAGTGCCATGAAGGATGACGGTAGAATCCCTCTCTTCTCCATTTCCTCGGCGGTTCGCACGTGCTCTTGAAAGTCGTAAATCTTCGACGACGCGTATTGCCGCCAGAGTCTACGAAGGTCGTCCATGCGCATGGAGCCGATTTCCTCGGGCGATAGAAAGCGATTCCCGGAGCTGCGCCAGAACGAGTGCGCGTCGAACTGCCAGCGGCCTCGGGAATAGCCCGTGCCTGGAATCATCGGCAAGCCGTCTTGAAACGGAACTTGTGTCGCGTACATCGTCCCGAACGGTGTGCCACACTTCTTACACGGTCCCGGTGGGCTACCCTCAGTCCAGTCGTGCTCGGAGCATTCAACCATCGGCTTCTCGTGAATCACTGGCTGATCAGCGTACGACTTCGATAAATCGGACGGGAGTTTTCGAAACAGCAGAACGTATTCCGGTGAGCCAACGCCCATCTTGGTTCCGTCTTTTGAGTTTTCCGTCCATCCCAATCGGTACGTCTGATTATTCTCTCTCACGACGTCGGTCACGATGGTGATTCGTCCGCAGTAGATCAATCCGTGCTTGCGGAAGTGCGCCACGCATTTATCTGAAAACGGATTGACTGAGTACATGCCTAGGTTTGAGACGGAGCCGTAGACGATGCGGTCCTTGACATGAATACATGCCAACCGGCCGGGCTTCAGCGTCCGCAAAATCTCCGGTGTTAGAAAATCCATCTGTGCAAAAAAGCCTTCGTCTCCGTCGTTGTGTCCGAAGTCGTTGTAAAGTTCGGTGTACTCGTAGTGGTCGCTGAATGGCACTGAAGTGATTAGCAGGTCAATGGAGTTCTCAGGCATTGCGGCCATCTCCGGGATGTTGTCATTGTTCACCGCGGTGAAGCGTTCGCCCTTCACTTCCTGTCTGGATAGCCCGATTGAGCGTTGCATCTCCGCTCCCGCACCTGCGTTGTTCAATCCGTACTTCCGAATGATGTCAGTCATGATTTTTCTAAGCTCCCTGTCTTGGTCCCACTTCCGCATGAGTTCTTCAAAGATTGGATCTTCCGATTCGGTGTAGATCAGGTAAATGTGGACTTCGTTCGCCTGGAGGAAGCGGTAGATCCGGTGAACGCCTTGGATGAAATCCCGAAACTTAAAGTCGAGTCCCAAATAGATTGCCCGGTGGCAGTGCCGTTGCAGGTTTGTTCCGCTTCCCGCAATGCTTAATTTCGTGGCGAGGAACTCGGACTCTCCATCCGAAAAAGCCCGAATTGCTTCTTCCCGCTCTTCCAAGTCTTGTGTTCCGTAAACCGTGACCGCTTCGGGAATCTCCTGCTCGATTGCCCGGCGCTCGTCTTCAAGGGAATGCCAGATGATCCAATGCGTCCGCAGTGGCTCGTTGTCTATGATGCGGCGGCACTCCTGAATTCTGGCTTCCATCGAATCCCGTTTTTCTCTGGCGCCCTCACGTAGGCTTGTAGCTGCGTTGCGTAGAAGTTTTCCTTGCCCCCACGAATCGTAGCCCGCAGTTGAATGATCGACGGGGAGCCGATGTCTGTGAATGTGGAGCGGCGGAAGGTCGTAACCTTCATCGCACTTGCAAACGACTCCACGCTCCCGGCAAAGGCAGATGTCGGACGGTTTGGTTAAAAATGCGGCCCAGGTGGAAACCCATAGCCAGAACTCCCGCTCCTTATGGGGATGTAGTTTGAGATTCCCCGCCTGTGAAGAGTCGCGCTTGAACCACCTGGTTAAGGCCTGTCCTGTGTCCATTATGCCCAAGAAGCCGGCGTAGTGAATCAGTTCCTTGTATCGGTTAGGTGAAGGGGTTGCGGTGCAGACGTACTTGAAAGGTACTTTATCGAAGAGTGTTAGGAAGGTTTGGTACGTTTTGGAACCGAAGGAACGCAATACGTCGGCTTCATCGAGCGAGGACAACGCCTGAAAACGGTTCGGGTAGATCGCTCCATCCCGGACGCGTTCGTAGTTTGTTAAAAAATACCTTTGGCCTTCATCGGTCATGCGGGCGTGCTCTTCATTCGTCCGTACGTATTGGAAGTGCAGGCCGAAGAATTTCTTTGCATCCTGGACAAATTGGTCCTTTACTCCCAAGGGACAAATAATCACGCCTGAGCCGTCTACGTGATCGAGAATCGCTTTACAGATCTGAATCTGCATGTTCGTCTTCCCTAGTCCGAAGTTTGCGAATATCGCCCTGTTGCCGCCGCGGATTGCCCAACGGCAGATTGCTTGTTGGAACCAGAAGAGCTTGGGGTTGATGTCTGGATTGAACTGTGCTCCTCGTTCTGGAGTTACTATTATTTTGGACTTTAGAAAGTCTTCATATGATGGTTCTAGAATGTCGTGATAAGCTGTTTCACTGATTGATTGGCGTTCCATTTGTCCTCTGGTTTATAGGTTGGGGGCTCTTCTCGGTAATCTCTCGCCGGTAGCGGTACTTCGCGTTCGC